GGCTTCATGGGTATTCTCAAAGATCGTCCACTCGTCCTCAGAAACATAGTGGCTTTTCTTGTCCTTAAAGTGCTTGCGGGTCTTGAAATTGATGGTGTGCCCCAAATACTCTCGTTTTTTCAAAATGTTCACGATGGTAGATGATCCCCATCCATAGGGGTCTTTGACCGGCTTTGAACGGTTCACACCCTCGTTGAAGCGGGCAAGGTGTACGACGGGAATTTCAATCCGATCTGCGGATAATTTGCAGGCAATCTGATAAGGCCCATATCCCTCCAGCGTGAGGGAGAAGATACGGCGTACCACTTCGGCGGCTTCCTCATCTACCAGCCAATGCTCCCGTTTTTCGTCCCATAAGTAGCCGTAAATCACAGTGCCGGTCAGGTGCTTGCCGCTCATACCTTTTGCCTTAAACACAGAACGGATTTTCCTGCTGGTATCACGGGCGTAAAATTCATTCATGATGTTGCGGAATGGGGTAAAATCGTCATCGCCTTTCAGACTGTCCACACCGTCGTTGATGGCGATCAGACGAACACCGCGTTGCCGCAAAACCTCCATGACCTGACCGACCTTCAGATAGTCGCGCCCCAACCGGCTCATGTCTTCTTGTGTCAAGTAGGGACTAAAAAAATTTTGAGAATTTACAAGCCGTTCATAGGTGGACAACCACCCGTGAACGGCTTGCGTTTTCTCTATGCTCTTTTGCCGTTCTTTGCGCGGCGATTCTTGTATGCCGCTTCAAATGCCTCCATCATCGGAGTGACCGGAAGCTCGTTGTCAGGCTTGGACAGATACTCAAACCGGATGCCATTCTCCTTGAACTTTCGCTCAAACCTCATGAAAGAGGAAGCGTCCCGGCTGATCCGCGAGGTGTCGCGGGCGAGGATCGTGCCGATGCCTTGACATTTGGCTTCGTTCAGCAGGAAGTTCATGATACTTTCCGTATGGACGCCGGAGATGCCGTCTGCCGCCACAGCAGCAGCCACCTCATAGCCTTTGTCCTTCGCATAGCGTTCCAGCTCTTCCCGCTGGTTTGCTGCCGCAAGCTGATCCGCACAGGCAACGCGGATATAAAGAAATACTTTCATTTGGCTTCTCCTTCTAATGTAGTGAGGAAGTCCTTGAACTTCCAGACGATTTCTATGTTGTCGAGATCGTAAATGTAGACCGCAGAAATGAATGCGTGGGTCAGCTCATAGGTCAGAGCTTTGCAGTCGGCGTACTGATCGCAGACAGCATCCAGCTTTTCATCCGAACAGGAGGTCTCGGAGTCAAGCTCCTTCATCCGTTCGTGACTGCGCTGGATTGCTTCATCGTTTTCAGCAATTTTCGTGTCCGTTGCCGCCTTTTGCTGAATGTACGCTTCCTTCGTGATACTTCCGGCTGCGTACTTTTCGTAGAGCCTCAGCTTGGACGCCTTGTGCTGCTCGTTCTGCTTTTGAAGAATCCGGATTTTATCAGCGCATTCCTTGATGGCAGATTTCCGTAGATCACCGACCTCTCGATTTTGGACTGATTCCTTCTGTGCCAAAGCAAGAAACTGAGTAAGAGCATGGAAGACAACCTTCTCAATATCCATTTCCGGAAAGCTCCTGCCAACCGGACAATCTGTGTTTCCGTTGTTGACCGAGTGAATGCACTGGAAGTATCGAATGCCAGTCTTGTTCTTTCGGCGTGTCATAGCACGTTTACAGTTACCGCAGCGGACGAGTCCCTTGAGCGGATAGTCATGCTGCTTGCGCGTGGGATTCCGTCCTCCGCCTCGAATGACCTTCTGAGCAAGCTCAAAGTCTTCCTTGCTGATAATCGCTTCATGCGTTCCTTCTACGATAATCGGCTCATTGACAACACGCTTTTTTGAGCCGACACCGCAGGACTTCATTTTGCGGCTGACCAGTGTTCCGGTGTAAACAAGGTTCTTGAGAATGTTATAGACCATCACGGTTTCCCAACTGATTTTCTCGCTCATGTTACTGAACTTCTTCTTGTCGGGATGCTTGTTCTTGAAGTATTGCCCCGGCGTCGGGATGCCGTCATCATTCAGGCTGCGGGCAATCTGAGAGGTGTTGCTGCCTTCCAGAGCCTCGCGGAAGATACGACGGATCACATCAGCCGCCTCCGGGTCTACGGCAAGTTTGTTCCGAATGGTGGGATGCAGGACGTAGCCGTATGGAGCGTAGCCACCGACATACTTGCCTTGCTTCATCATCTGGATTTTTGCCGATGTGGTCTTTACGGAAAGGTCTTTGCTGTATGCGGCGTAGATGATGCTGCGCATAACCACTTCCAGACCGCCCGTTGTGCCTTTGTAATCGTCACTGTCATAGCCGTCGTTGATGGAAATAAAGCGGACGCCCATGAATGGAAAAGTGCATTCCAGATAGTTTCCCGTTTCAATGTAGTCACGAGAAAAGCGGGAAAAGTCTTTGACGCAGATCAGATCGATTTCGCCGCGCTTGACCTTCTCCATCATCTGCGTGAACTGAGGACGGTGAAAGTTCGTGCCGGTATAACCGTCATCCGCAAACTCAGACCGCTGACAGTGAGACAACTCCGGATGATTGTCGAGAAAGCGATTGATGAGCATACGCTGGTTGCCGATGCTGTCACTTTCCGCCTTGCTGCCATAGCCGGTATCTTCATCAGCCATTGAGAGGCGGATGTAGATGCCGATGTTGTATTCCTTGCTCATTTACATCGCCTCCTGTACTTCCTTGATACTCTGAACGGTCAGAGCGTAAATATCGCCGTATTTCATGACCAGCTCGATTGAGCCGTCCTCATGGACTTTCACAAGCTCTACGGACTCGTCAACTAACTCCTGAGAGAGCATCGTTGCACCGCTGACGGATTTCATCAGCGTGAGCCACTTATTGTCCTCGGACATTGCCTCGGCAAACTTTACCTTCCGCTGAACCGCTTCATCCAACCGCCGTGAAAGATCGGCATACTGCTCATCGTAGGCTTTCTTGGCAAAGGCGTATTCCTCTTCATCGAGAACGCCTTCCGTGAAGTCCTCATAGAGACGGGTACGCTTCTTGGAAATACCGCTGAGTTTCAGATTCAGGCTTGTAATGAGCGCATTCTGCTGATCTCGGATGCTGCGTTCACCTTCGCTGTTTCTCAGTTTGGCAAGCAGCTTGTCGTAATTGAGAGCCGCCTTGACTTGAAGCTGAATCGCCGCAAGCACATCGGCTTCGAGTTTGTCCTGCCGCGTATAGTGTGGCGTACAGAGATTGCCGCGCTTGACGGATGAACTGCACTCATAGAAGGCGTACCATGCGCCGTCCTTACGCTTGTCAACGCGCTTGCGATGGAAATAGAGCTTCCTGCCGCAGTCTGCGCAGACGATTTTGTCTTCAAAGAGATTGATCAGCGTAGCGCGGATTTCCTCCGTGCGCTCCATCTTCTCAACTCTTGTCCTTGCAGCAGCGTCGCGCATTTCTCGTACCTTCTGGAAGTCCTCACGGGAGATAATCGCCTCGTGCGTATTGGGAAAGACGATCCATTCCTCGCGGTCGATATGCTGATTCCTGACGCCCTTGTAGATGGCGTTCAGCGTCCGTCCGAGAACGGTATCTCCGACGTAATGGGGATTATCCAGAATGGTAGTGAGTGAAGACTTGTTCCAAATCTTCTTTGCCGTAGCATTGCCTGTGCGGACGCCGACCTGATACTTCTGAAACTCCGGATTGGGCGCATTCATTGCATCAAGCCGGTCTGCAATCGCAGGAAGGGACAGTCCTTCAATCTTCCATTGGAAAATCTTCCGGACAATCGGCGCGGTTTCCTCATCGAAGACCATATTGCTGTGTTCCTCATCCCAGCGATAACCATACGGGAGATTGCGCTTCTTGAACTCTCCGCTTTCCATCTGTGCCTTGAGCGCGGTGGAAACCTTGCGGGAGATGTCTTTCGAGTAGAGTGTGTTGATCATGTTTTGCAGAGGGATGATGAGGCTTTCGCCGGAGCCGTCCGCGTCAAAGTTATCGTAGTTTTCCTTGATGGCGATAAACCGAAGCCCGATCTGCGGAAAGACCCGTTCCAGATAGGTTCCTGCCTCGATGTAGTCTCGCCCGAACCGGCTGAGATCACGAACCACAAGGCACTTGATCCTGCCGGTGCGGATGTCGTTCATCAGACGGTTGAACTCCGGTCTATCAAAAACCGTTCCTGTTCGTCCGTTGTCCACATAGGTATCTATCAGATTCAGGTAGGGACGCTCTGCAATGTAGGACTTGCAAATCTCAATCTGATTTGCGATGACATCCACCTTTTCGGACTTGCCGCTGTTTTCAACGGAAAGACGGGCATAGATGGCTGTTGAGAAGACCTCGGAAGAAACAGGTTCGATAACCGGCTCTTCGACTGCAATTTGTTTTCTGCTTTTTCTTGCCATTTGCTCATCCCTCCCTTATACGGCAATATCCAGTTCGTCGGCATAGCCGAGAATGTATTCAAGCGTCTGCTGGTATTCGTCCCTATATTTGAAAACGATTTCGATTGCATGGTTTTCGTGAATCAGGATGCGGTCAACCAACGACATCAGCACACGGCGGTTCAGCTCTTCGACGTTTTCATACTGCTTGAAAAGCATCACCCAGTTTCGTTCAGTCGTACCGGTTGTCACCGTCTGCTTCATTTCTTTTTTAACCCGCAGAAGCGCGTCCTGCTTGCCCTCAATGATTTTGGTGTAGCTGTTGCGGAACTCGAAGTATTCCGACTTATCAATGACGCCGCCGATGAAGTTCTCGTAAAGCCCCAGCTTGAGCTTTTGGTACCGTTCAATCTCTTCCTCGATTTTGGCGATCTGAGCTTCGTAATTGAAAGCCTTACGGCTCTGAGACGGAAGCCGTTCTATCATCGCAAGCGCGTGTTCCAGATTGATGACAAGCTCGATCTGGTCATGAATGGCACGGAAGACCTTCTCTTCAACCTCTTTTGCGGCGATGCTGTGCGGGCTGCACGTCCGGCTGTGCTTATTGGTGGAGCAGACGTAGTAAATATACTTTTTCGTCTTCGACGGGACGGTCTTGCGGATCATTGGCTGCTGACAGTCTCCGCAGAACAGGAAGCCGGAAAACAGATGCGCTTCGTCCTGATCGGGCGAACAGCGCATATCGCGCTGCATCATGACCTTGACTGCCATGAAGTCCTCGTAGGACACAAGAGCTTCATGCGCATTTTCAACCTTGACCCACTCGGATTCATCCTTGCTCTTCACAACGCGGACTTTGTAGTTGGGAGTGCCGCGCTTGCCCTGAGCCAGAACGCCGATATAAACCTCGTTGGTGAGAATACGCTGGACGGCTTTGTACGTCCATTTTGCGGTATCGCCGGTTTTGAAGACGGTATCGAACTTCACACCGGCGGAATGCTTGTATTCCATTGGGGACAGGACGCCCATCTGGTTCAGACGCTTTGCAATGCGCCCAATGGAGAAACCGTCCTTGTACATGGAAAAGATCATCTGCACATATTCGCTGACCGCTTCATCCACGATGAGCTGGTTTTTGTTCTCCGGCGATTTCATGTAGCCGTAAGGCGCGAACGAGCCGACGAACTCACCGCTCTTCTGCTTGACTTCCAAACTGCTTCGGATTTTCATGGAGATGTCCTTGCAGTAAGAATCGTTAATCAGGTTTTTGAACGGGATAACAAAGGAGTCGGACTGCGGATCACCGGTCAGACTGTCATACGCATCATTGATTGCGATGAAGCGAATGCCGAGCTGCGGGAAAATCTTTTCAATGTAGCGCCCGCCGTCGATGTAGTTTCTTGAGAAGCGGCTGAGATCCTTGACCACAATGCAGTCAAGCGCACCCTTGCGGATTGCCTCTTCCAGCTTTTTGAATTGAGGACGATTGAAGGAAACGCCGCTGTACCCGTCATCCACAAACGGCTCACAGACCAGCTCCAAATCCTCATGTCTTGCGATATAGTCCTCGCAGATGGCTCTCTGGCTGGCGATGGAGTTGCTTTCAACTTTATCTCCATCCTCACGGGACAGACGGCAATAGATCGCCGTGCGGTAAACCTTGTCTGGCATAAAAATAACCTCCGTTTTTCTGTTTGGTGTGGTACATCAAATCAGAAAGACGAAGGCTTGCTTCAACTCTTATGAAGAGGAACACGAAAACGCCACATGACCATCAGGGCAAGCGGCTTAATCCGTATTCTTCTTTTTTTGACCGATTTCATTATACCACAGGCTCAATCGCTTGTCCATAGAACCGGGTGAAAAGATTCAGACTGTTCGTAAATCAAAGCCCTCTCAGATAGTGTTCCAGACACTCTTCCATCGTCGTGTCCGTCTCGGCGAAGCTGATCTTCACCACTGTCTTCCCGTCCAGATAACAATAAGGATTTCTGATCTGCTTGATGAACTCCCTCAGCCTGTCCTCTCGCGGTGCCGCAGGATCAAGCCGGACGCTGCTTCTCTGAACGAGTGTGCTTCGGTCAACCGTTTTCGGGCTGACGTTTTTCATTGTTTCAATGCCCATCATATTCTAAGCACCTCCTGTTTCGTAGAACTATTCAGGACAAAGGGATATGGCAGAGCATCTTGTGAAGACACTCTGCCACATAGTTTTCATCCTGAAACTATATAGTAAGTTTCTTTTGGGTTTGTTTCGTTGTCCGGCATATTTGCAGCTCGCGCCCCTGCCAGAAGAACTTTGCAGTTCCGGGAATGCTGCGGACTACCAACGGTTAATCGGTATCATGGGACTCTCACCCCTCCGAGGATCGCTCCGAGCCGCCCATTCAAAGAAAAGACGGAAGTATCATTATACCCGGCATCTGCATCGTCGCAAGCAGCCGCACCACACGGCTGTTATAGCTCTCCGGAGGTCGCTCACTCCCTTTCGGGAGGTCTTGGCGTCGGAAGCTGTGTTGCTTCGCAGAAGCGGAAAGATCCGCAGCACTGAACTATTCAGTTTTCAAGGAGCAGTGAAGTGGTCTGATTGACCCTTTCACTTTACAACGGACATCTTTTTGCCGTTTGTTGAGTACCGCTCAAAAAATTCTTTGAAATTTTTTCTGCACCGCTGCTTTGAGGTCAAATGCAGCTCTGATGCCGATGCCTTTCCTTCGGGCAAACTCTCGAAGAGTCAGTCCTTCACGGGTCATCGCAAGATACAATTCGCGCTGCTTCTCTGTCAGAATGGAAAGAAGCTCCTTCTCTTTGAGGGCGGTGATCAGTTCCTCCATGCAGTCGCGGGAGTCTGCCAGCCATGCAGCGGACTTCACATCGTCCTCCGGCATAGCGTCAAGGGACAGCACGGTATCAGAAATTTTCTCTGCGCCGTCTTCATCCTCAGAGGTGTTGTCAGAGCCATACGAGCGTCTGATCCGCTTTTCCTCTGCGCGAAGGATTCTCATAACCTTGCGGTCAACCTCGGAAACTTCGCCGGTTCGTTTCACGCGCACCATGCACTTGCCGTCCTCCGTAGTCCATAGGTCGTAATCGAACGCGATAGGGGTCTTAGGGATTTTCATTGTTCATCCTTTCCGCTGCGCGGGAGCAGCGGGAAGGGTGAAGACAGAAAAAGAGCCGCATGACGGTGAGGTTTGAATCCCATGCCGATAAAACAGAGCAATTAAACTCTGTCTCATGCGGCATTAGGATGACTTCACCTATCAGGCGGCTCCACAGCTCAGCTATGACATATATTTTATTTTAGAACAGAGGCTTGTCCTCCGGTTCTTACTTGGTACGCGGTCGCAGTCTTCTCATATTCAGCACATCAAAGACTGTGATCCGCCCGCATTTCTTGCACTTGGATTCTACATGACCCCTCGTGTCCTCGTAGACAGCAATGGCATTATGCTGACAATAGGGACATTTCAGGTATCGGGGCTTCTGCTGGGAAATGGCAACTCTTGCCCTGCGGATTTTTTCGATCAGCTCCGGCGTCGGTTCCTGAACCCGAATGGATGCTCTCTTCATTACCACACCTCCAATGGGTCAACATACTCACTGAATGGACGATCTACCATGTAGCCGAGCTGACGAAGGCGGATAGACGCCGTTGTCTTGGAGACACCGAACAACCGGCAGAAAAGGCGCAGCGTTAAGTGATCACCATACGAATACCTCCCCTCGTAATTGATCAGCGGCGTTTCTACAAACCGACGCATTGCCAGGTCAACCTCTTTTTGAGGAAGCAGGATCGCCGCGCCCAAGACATTTGCTTGCCACTCGTTCCAGTCCTCGCGGGTTTTCAGCTCTCGCGGCGTATAGGCTGTCCGTGCGGAATATTTCATTTCGCAGGACGCCTTTACCTCTTCCGATTCCAGTTGGAAGAGAATCTGATGGGCGCACTCGTGGGCAAGGGTAAATCTGCGCTTGGCGCAGAGCCGCTGCACGTTGCCGGATCGAATGAAGCTCTCGTCCAAGATGACCTGATTACGCTTCAAAGCCAGTGTGCGCGTAATACCAAGTTCCGTGATCTTGTACTCAGTGTCGGCATAGGCAGTGACACCGCAGATGCTTCCGTCCGGCGAGAGACGGGCGAATGATACGCGAAGACCGAGATAGTTCTTTGCAAACTGATCAATGGGTGTTGGCAAAGCTGATCGGTCGGGCTTGTCCGCCTCATCCCCGAAAAAGAACCGGTTGAAGTCCTTTGTTGTTGAGGCTGCAATTTCTTCAAGTTGTCGCTGGGATAAAATCATGAGCAGTTGTCCTCCTTTGCTTCGACAAACCACTTGTCTCCTTCGTGGAAAAGAAACGATTCCTTTCCGCGAATCTGAACTGTGTAACGGATGCCTCCGCCCCCAACCTTTTTGGATGTGGCGCGGCATTTGTAAAGAATCTGGTCGATTTGAAAGATTACACCGTTGTCCCACCAGATAAGGCGAGGGAGGATTGCCCCTTCCTTGTCCACATCCAGCGTAACCGGAACGTATGCCTTTCTGTACTGTGTAGCCATTTGCGTTTCTCACTCCTGTTCCCTCATACCGGTGTATGCCGGTACGGATGATCTTCGGCAGCGTAAATGCCTGTCCATTTGAACTGCTCAAAAGATGTAACTTTTTCGTGTACAACTACTCATGCCCCTTGACAGGATGAGCAATTCAGGATATACTATGAGTAGTTGGATTGCTCAGTCATTATTATACGCACTTCAAGTGCCTTTGTCAATAGACTTGCGCAATTTGATGTCGCAAACTTTTTGTGAACAGGAGTGATTACCAAAATGACGTTTGGAGAGAAATTCAAGGCTGAACGGGAGAAGCGGAAGCTGACCCAGCAGGAAGTAGCCGATGCACTGGGGATCAACAGGCGTATGATTACCCGGTACGAGAACGGCATTTCCTTTCCCCGTACCAAGGACGCTTACAGAAAAATCGCGGAATACTTCAAGGTGGATGTGAACTATCTGCTGACCGAGGACGAAGAGTTTGTGGTTCAGGCATCCGAGCAGTACGGCTCCCGTGGCATGAAACAGGCAAAGGACCTGATTGAAGGGATGTCCGGCTTGTTTGCGGGCGGTACGCTGTCTGAGCAGGACAAGGATGCGGTGATGAAGGCGTTGCAGGATATATATTGGGAATCCAAAGCCCGGAATGTTGAGAAATACACGCCGAAGAAATACAAGAAGACCGGTACGGACGCAGAGGAATAACTGTCTGCGTCTCGGTTTCTTGACGGATTTACTTTGACTGTTTTCAACATGAAAGGGGTGAAGGTCCCGTGATAATTCGCTCCGAGGAAATATACAAAAAGGCGAACAGCATTGTCAAAAGCTGTGGAACAAGAGATACCTTGAAGATTGCCCGTGAGCTGGGCATTCATCTCCATTTCCTTGACAATCTGAACGATCTGCTCGGAATGTACACCTACCGCCATAAAGAGCGGCATATTCTTCTGAACTCCAACATGGAGTATCTGATCATGCAAATGGTTTGCGGTCACGAGATCGGGCATGATACCTTTCATCGCGATCTTGCCAAAGGGAACGAACCGCTCCCGGAGTTCGTGCTGTTCGATATGCGCACAAAACACGAATATGAGGCGAATGCGTTTGCCTCTCACCTGATCATTGACGATGATGAGCTGATTGACCTGATGAAGCAGGACTACGATGTGGTGCAGCTTTCTGCTGCAATGGGAACAAACATCAACCTGATGCTGATCAAGCTCAACGAGCTGAACCGCATGGGCTGGCAGCTCAACTTGCCGTATGTACCGCACTCTGACTTCCTGAAAAATGTCAGACCGGAGGGGTGAATGAGGATGAAGGATAGTAATTAGATGAACAACGACGACTATAAAGAAGCCCTTTTCTATGCCGCTTCCATCTTTAACGAACGCTTGGGGGCAGAGTTCAGTGAGGACAACCTTGTACTGCGCTGCTTTCAGACGGAAAACCAGCAGGAAGTCTTTGAGCAGTTCTGCAAGCAGTATTTCCCTGACCGTCTTGAAGACCGATATACAGAGGACGGCTATTTTGACTTTCACGCCTCTGCATTCGTCGGCACAGGAGACGGCGCGGACGGAATCCTTCTGCGCACAGACATAGCGCGTCATCCGGCAGAGTTGAAGCACATTCTTCTGCATGAGCTGGCGCATATCTTCTGCACCCGCAACGAGATTGACGGAGATAATTTCTTTGAGCGATACTGCATGGACGATACCATCAGCCGCGAAGAGGACGGAACTATTAACGCCGGTTATGCGGTCTGGCGGGAACTGATTGCGGAGCTGATTGCATTTGAGCTGGATGACAACTGCGATGTAGTTCCGCTTCGACGCAAGAAAGACCTACTCAGCTATTACGAAGGAGAACTCCTGACCGGCAACGGAAAAATGGGCGTCAGCATGATTCTCTGTGAGGCAATGACCAGTGCTGAGGGCGAAGCGTCTATGACATGGGACGCTGCCAAAAGCAAGTTTACGCGGTTCAAGCCCTTTGATGATCCACTATACAGGGACTTGCTGGGTCTGGTTTTTACACACGTTAGAGAATGCTTTATCGAGATTGACCGCGACTTTATCTATGAAATTGGAGTTTTGTATCTGAGCATTGCCGCACAAGCGATGATTGCGTCCCTAAAGAACAGATTTCAGGAAGAATAGACAGACCGATAGAGAGAAAGGACGTGCATGATGAAGTACAAACTGTTCCGTTCCCCCGGTGATCTGGACAAGGCAGTTCGGAAGCACGAACTGGTTGCCGTGGAGACCGGCAAGAACATTGATGATGTGGCAGACGCGCTTATCCGTGCCGTTCGGGATGATCTTGCGGAAATGCCGGAGTATGCGCACTGCGAAACCGCTGCGTATGCACCGGAACCGGTTCAGGAGCATCGCCGCGTAAGACGTTATCAGTATGAGATGATGGGTGTTGTTTACCCGCAGTATGCGGAGAAGAATATCCTGATTGATTATGGCGTGATTGAAGAGGCGGAGTAATGTCAAAGAGATATGCCAGACAACTACATAGTGCAGATGATTTGATTGCCGCCGTCGAGCAATACGGCTTTCTGCCCTTCTTTCGGAACGAGATTCACGGCTTCTCCATCGAGGAACTTTGCCCACCTGAGTTATGGTTTGCGGACGATGTAGATGGTCCGTGGGAGTGGAAGGGCCCTGCTGCGCGGAGCGGCAAATGTCTCTACGGCAAACTTTTCAACAAGAAGGCTGGCTTTGTGAGCCGGGAGTGGATACCGGACTTCGCAAACTTCCGGCGTGACGGCTATGACTTTGACGCCCGTTGGGATGACGGCTTGGCGTCCTACAAGGACAAGGAGCTTTATGAATCCATAGCCGGTGAAGGCAGGATGCTTTCCAAACGGCTGAAAGAGGCTCTGAACTACCGCAAGGGCGGCAACACCGGTTTTGAGACGTGCATCACGCGGCTGCAAATGCAGAGCTATGTCTGCATTGCGGATTTCGTCTATATGCAGGACAGATACGGAAGACCTTATGGCTGGGGTGTCGCAGAGTATGCGACGCCGGAAGAACTTTTCGGGTATGACCTTATCACATCTGCATATCAGCGAGACCCGCAGGAATCCAAAGAGCGCATGATGCAGCATCTTTCCTCCATCCTGCCGGGTGCGTCTGTACAGCAGCTTACGAAGATATTGAAAGGATAAAACACCATGAGTAAGAAACTTGTAGCATATTTTTCTGCGTCCGGCGTGACCGCGAAGGTAGCTGAGACGCTGGCAGAGGCAATCGGCGCGGACATCTTTGAGATTGAGCCGAAGGTGCCTTACACGGAAGCCGATCTGAACTGGATGGACAAGAACGCCCGCAGCACGATTGAGATGAACGATCCTGCTTCCCGTCCTGAGATTGCCGTAAAGCGGGACAACATGAAGGACTACGATACAATCTTTGTGGGCTTCCCGATCTGGTGGTACGTTGCGCCGACGATTATCAATACATTTCTTGAGAGCTATGACCTGACCGGCAAGACGGTCATCCCGTTTGCGACCTCCGGAGGAAGCGACATTGGCAAGACGAACGAACGCTTTGCGCCGAGCTGCAAAGGCGCAAAGCTGATGGACGGCAAGGTTTTCAAGGGCTGCGTCGGGCATCAGGAGCTTGCGGCGTGGGTTGAAGGACTTGGACTTTAAGGGGCAGACAAATCGGAAGTTGTGGAGGTGCTTTATGAACGAGAGAGAAAGAATTATCCGATTATGGTTTGATATGTGGATTAAGAAAGCAGATTTAGGAATTGACAATATTTTTACAGATGATGTTGTATATACTGAGAGTTGGAGTCCTAAATATGAAAACCGCAAAACGGTAAAGCACTGGTTTGACGAATGGAATACACGCGGAAGTGTTCTTGTCTGGGAGATTAAGCAATTTTTTCATCAAGGCAATCAAACAATCGTGGAGTGGTATTTTAAAAACAAAATGAATAATGGAAATGTTGAAGAATTTGACGGAATATCTTTAATTGTATGGACACAGGATAACAAAATAAAATCATTAAAAGAGTTTGGTTGCAATCTTCATAATTACAATCCATATCGAGATAGTGATATTCCCGTATTTCGAGAAGAAAAAGCAAATTGGTTTTGAGAAGACTATAAATTCCAGTTTAACGAACAGGAGATGATGAACGCATGAAAATCCTACATGAACTTTCTTGGCTATGGGAAACGCTGGGCATTGCGCTTGTTGCTGCGGCTGTCTGCATGGCTTGCACTGCTCTGATTGGCAAGGCAGCAAAGAAGAAACTCAGCAAAAAGTTGTTGGCGGTCATAGGGGCTGCGGCATTTGTGGGCGCGATTCTGGCGGTCATTCTGATCGCCCGGACACCGATGCCGCTTTGATAGGACGGAGGATAGAATAATGCCGCTTCAAATTGTCAGAAATGACATCACAAAAATGAATGTGGACGCCATCGTCAACGCTGCCAACGAGTCGCTGCTGGGTGGCGGCGGTGTGGACGGCTGCATTCATCGTGCCGCAGGACCGGAGCTGCTGGTGGAATGTGAAACGCTCCACGGCTGCAAAACCGGGAGCGCAAAAATCACGAAGGGCTATAAGCTGCCCTGCAAATATGTCATTCATGCTGTCGGTCCGCGCTGGTATGACGGGCGGCATGGTGAGCGCGAACGGCTGATCTCATGCTATCGGACTTCGCTCATGCTGGCGAAAGAATACGGCTGCGAATCGGTTGCGTTCCCTCTGATTTCCTCCGGCATTTTCGGCTATCCGAAGGATCAGGCTCTCAAAGTGGCGATTGACACCATTAGCAGTTTCCTTCTCGAAAACGAAATGACGGTGTACATCGTCATTTTTGACCGCAAAACCTATCAGATCAGCGGCAAGCTGTTTGCCGATATTGCAGCGTACATAGATGACCGCTATGTGGACGAGCATACTGATAATCGTTCCGAGCGTCTGCGCAGGATGAACGCCTTCCGGATGGAAGAACCCATGCCTTGCGAGGCATCCGTTTGTGAAGAGGCAATCGAACAGCTCATGCCTCCCGTCTCTGCGGCGGCTGCCCCCAAAAAGGCGGCAACCCTTGATGACGCGCTGGGACAGATCGACGAGAGTTTTTCCGAGATGCTTCTGCGAAAGATTGATGAGCGCGGCATGACGGACGCGCAGTGCTATAAGAAGGCGAATATTGACCGGAAGCTCTTCTCGAAGATCCGCTCGGACAAGTCTTATAAGCCTTCCAAGCCCACGGTCATTGCGTTTGCCATTGCCCTTGAGCTGCCGCTTGTTGAAATGAAGGATATGCTCATGAAGGCTGGCTTTGCGCTCTCCCACTCCAACAAGTTTGACATCATCGTGGAGTATTTCGTGGAGCATGGGAACTATAATGTCTTTGAGATCAACGAGGCTCTGTTTGCCTTCGACCAAAGTTTAATAGGAGCATAAGGTCTATGGATAAAGTGTTTCAGAAATTTTTGCGAAGTGGTATTGACCTTTCGCCCGTAGGGGTGGAGCGTCGTGAAGATAACAACCCATACTTTTGCACGCCAAAAGGTGCATCTATTTTTGGCTGGGCGGGTGTGGACGGCATCCACTTCTGCTTTGTTCGAGACTTTGGCGGTATGGTATTTTCTGTCAGTCCCATGAACTCGGCTCCGGATTTTGTTCATCCGCTGGCAAACGATTTTGAAGACTTTCTGAGGTTGCTCCTTGCTTGCAGTGATTCGGCAGCGCTGGAACAGGCGTGGATGTGGGATAAAGCCCAGTTTGAAGCCTTTTTGCAGGACAACCCTCCAACGCAGGATCAGCAAAGAACGCTATCAGAGCTTGCTGAGAAAATGAAATTGACGCCTATGGAACAGCCGTGGGTATACATCAAAAAGCTGCAAGCATCTTTTGATTATAGTAAGATCAAGTACACCGAGGACTATTATGATGTTGATATGAACCCAGAAGCAGAACCGACCATGCCTGAGTGGAAGGTCTACTTTGAGGGAAACTTCTGGGGACATTCGGGAAAAGACCATGCCGGAACGGAAATCCGGTTGAATAAGCAATTTGACTGGGCGAGGCATCATTGGGTTATTCCTGCGGCGTATTCTTGCAGCAAGGGACTCGTCATGGACTTTTGTATGCGTACCCCGGAAGAAGACATTCGCAAGTTCATAACTAAATGGGATTTACACCCCGAAAACGACTCCTGCGAATACTTCACGCAGGAGCAGCAAATGCAGATAGATTTAGACAATCCACTTTGCCTTGACTTTATTCCTCGTTTGGAATTGAACGGGAAAACAATGCTGACCTCCCACGGCTGTTCCGTGGTCTTTAATCCATGTTTGCCAGACGGGGTGATCAATGAAGCGGAAGCAAAGTGGGCATTGGAACACTATGATTTGGATACATCCTATGGATGGATGATTTTTCGGGCAGCTTTTCCGTGGACAAGCAAACGCCGTCCTGAAATAAAAGCCCTCTCCCTTACAATGGAGCAGCAGTCGTGTCGTGTCCCGGGACCACATTTCAAGGCACACGCTCCCGGTGATTCGTTTTCTTTCCTCCATCCGGTCAGTGGAAAAAAATACACATTGACTGTACAGGAATTAGAGCAGCAGACAATTTCCGAAAAGCGTTACGGTTCTGACCGCTGGTTTTATCCTACGCATTTTACTGCTATGAGCTATACACTTTCTCCTGAACCTGACAGCGATGTTACGATCTGTGATTGCGCTGAGGGGGACAAGCCTTTGGAAATTGCGCCATGCTCTGACCGCTATGCACCAGAGGCACAAAACGATATTGCTTGTATCGGCATTATCGGCGGAGCGGACGGTCCAATCGCAATCGTGTGTGGAGACAGCTCAAAAGAAAAACTTCATGCAGTTTGTTCCTCTCTACACTTTGAGCCGGTGGAGGGTGATATTGAATGGCGTATCGTATTCAACATTAAAAGCTCCAATGAAATGTCATTAGGGCTGATCTAAGAAGAAAGCGGAGGCAAAGAAGGTGAAACAACACACTTACATCGCAATCGACCTGAAATCCTTCTACGCCTCCGTGGAGTGCCGGGAGCGCGGCTTAGATCCTCTGGACACAAATCTCGTCGTTGCGGATGAGAGCCGGACGGACAAGACCATCTGCCTTGCCGTCACGCCCTCCCTCAAAAGCTACGGCATTTCCGGACGCGGGCGGCTGTTTGAAGTCAAGCAGCGCGTGAAGGAAGCAAATGCCGGACGGCAGCACGACGCACCGGGACGCGGACTGGAAGGCTCGTCGCACTTCTTCTCAGAGCTGCAAGCAGATCCGTCTCTGGCGATTGACTTCATCATCGCGCCGCCTCGGATGGCGTACTACATGGAGTACAGCACCCGCATCTATCAGGTCTACCTCAAGTATATCGCGCCGGAGGACATCGTAGTCTACTCCATCGACGAGGTGTTCATGGACGTGACGGACTACCTGAATACTTACAAGCTCTCGGCACATGACCTCGCCATGAAGATCATCCTTGATGTGCTTGAAACAACCGGCATCACAGCAACCGCAGGAATTGGCACGAACCTCTTTCTCTGCAAAGTGGCAATGGACATTGTAGCGAAGCACATCCCCGCCGACAAAAACGGCGTCCGAATAGCCGAACTGGATGAAATGAAGTTCCGGCGTGAGCTTTGGGCGCACCAGCCTCTCACGGATTTCTGGCGCGTGGGTCGAGGTATTGCCAAGAAACTTGAGCAGAATGGGATGTTCACAATGGGCGATGTTGCCCTCTGTTCAGAGCGGAACGAGGACTTGCTTTACAAGCTGTTCGGCAAGAATGCGGAATTGCTCATCGACCATGCGTGGGGCTGGGAGCCTACGACCATTGAAGCGATCAAGGCATACCGTCCCAGCTCCAACAGCCTCAGTTCCGGTCAGGTATTGCACTGTCCCTATGAGCCGCAGAAGGCGAAGCTGGTTGTCCGGGAAATGACGGACTTGCTTGTGCTGGACTTGGTGGACAAGGGGCTTGTCACCGATCAGATGGTTCTCACAGTTGGCTACGACATTGAGAACCTGACCGATCCTGCACGACGGGCAAAGTATCACGGCGCGGTGGGGAAAGACCCCTACGGTCGGGAGATTCCCAAACAGGCGCACGGCTCTATTAACCTCGACGGTCACACATCCTCTACCCGCAAAATAATGTGTGCTGTGTCAGAGCTGTTTGACCGGATCGTGGACAAGAATCTGCTTGTCCGCCGTATGTATGTTGTAGCAAATCATGTCCTGCCGGAAGCGGACGCGCCGAGGAAAAATGACGGTGCTGTCCAGCTTGACCTTTTCACTGACTATGCTGCCGAAGAGGAAAAACAGAAAGCCGAGGACGCCGCCTTGGAACGTGAGCGGAAAATACAAGCCGCCACGCTTGCAATCAAAAAGAAGTACGGAAAGAACGCCATCCTCAAGGCGATGAATCTTGAAGAAGGCGCAACCGCGAAAGACCGCAATGCGCAGATTGGAGGGCATAAGGCGTGAACGGAAAATACGACGAGATCATGGGACTTCCTCATCACGTTTCCAAAACGCGACCACAAATGCCGATGTCAGATCGTGCAGCGCAGTTTGCACCCTTTGCCGCCCTCACCGGCTATGATTCTGCAATCAAGGAAACCGGACGTCTGACCGACGAAAGGATTGAGCTTGATGAGGGAGCCTTGACCGCTTTGAACATGAGGTATCAGCTTCTCATGGATGCCCTTGATGAAGAGCCGGAGGTTGAAATAACCTACTTCAAACCTGATGAGCGCAAAGCTGGCGGTGCGTATGTAACTGCAACCGGCGCAGTCATAAAGGTTGATGACTTTGAGCGCCTAATTACCATGCAGGACGGCACGAAGATTCCGATGGATGACATCCTAAGCATTGACGGAGAGCTGTTCTTATCCTTAGAATAATGTCGCTTGCCATGCGACCAAATGAAGTGAATACCGAAGTACAATATGACTGTAAGGTGAGACACCAAGCAGTCATTTTTTTATATACGGAGGTACAAAACATGAGAAAGAACATGACGGAGATCGTATTCATCCTTGATCGCAGCGGCTCTATGAGCGGACTGGAAAAAGACACCATCGGAGGATTCAACTCCATGATTGAAAAGCAGAAAAAAGAGAATGGCGAGGCATTGATCTCTACCGTTCTCTTTGACAACGTGAGCGAGGTTATCCATGACCGTGTGCCGGTTCAGAAGGTGGATCCGATGACCGACAGGGACTATTCCGTTCGCGGATGTACTGCCCTTCTGGATGCTATCGGCGGAGCAATTCATCACATTGGGAATGTCCACAAGTACGCAAGAAATGAGGATGTCCCTGAACATACGCTGTTCGTCATCACAACGGACGGCATGGAGAATGCAAGCCGCCGTTATGACAGCGAGACAGTTAAGAAAATGATCGAGCGGCAGAAGGAAAAGTACGGCTGGGAGTTTCTATTCCTCGGCGCAAATATTGACGCAGTTGAAACGGCAAAGCACTTCGGTATTGGAGCAGACCGAGCGGTCAATTATCACTCTGACCATAAGGGAACGCAGCTCAACTATGAGGTTCTGAGCGAAGCGGTTTCTGCTGTCCGTTGCAGCGTACCACTGGGTACGAATTGGAAAAAGCGTATTGATGAGGACTTTAATTCCAGAAAGGACGGGAGAAAGCAATGAGAACGATCACCGTAAAAGGGACAGGCAATGTCTCTGCAAGACCGGATTACATCATCCTCTCCTTGAACATTGAAACCTTATCTAAAACCTATGACCGTGCAATGTCGGAAGCTGCCGAGAGAATCGAAAGACTGCAAGGTGCCGCAGTCTGCGTTGGGTATCACAAAGAAGACTTGAAAACCACGAGCTTTGATGTCCAGACAGGGTACGAGAACGTCAAGGATCGGCAAGGAAATTACAAGCGAGAGTTTGTCGGATATGCTTGCAGCTATCGCTTGAAACTTGCATTTGACTTTGACAGCAAACAGCTTGCAAAGATCATTTCTGCGATTGCGGATTGCGGTGCAAAGCCGGAACTCAGTATCGCATTCACTGTAAGAAACCCATCAGCGGTCAGCGAAAAGCTGCTGATCAGCGCGACGGAGAACGCCAGAGCGAAGGCGGAGATTCTTTGCAAAGCATCAGGCAGTACGCTTGGGCAGTTGCTCAACATCGACTACAACTGGGGCGAACTCAATGTTTTTTCCAGAACAAGCTACGATGTTGAAGACTGCATTCAGCCTCTCATGGCGATGAGCAAGTGCGCCGCACCTGAGATTGAGCCGGTTGATATTGATGTGACAGACACAGTGGCTTTCACATGGGAAATCCAATGATTTTTTGACTTTTTTGAAATCCGGTACTCAACAAACGCCCTTTTTGTGTCCGTTGTAAAGTGAAGGGACATTTCACGGAGGAATCTTCGGGGAATACGATTTTGGGAGATTAGCAAGCACAGCCGGTGTCCGTACACACGGCGATTTTCGAGTAAGGGAACCCTGCCCTTACTCTTCAAAATGCTTGTTGGGATGTCTCCCAAACCCTCTATCTTTACGAAAGGACAGATTGCCTATGGCAAATAGAACAAGGCCAATACGCATTGAGTTTTGCGTATCGGAAAATGAGCATCGGATCATCAAATCAAAGATGGCGCAGCTCGGAACAAACAATATGGGCGCGTATCTCAGAAAGATGGCGATTGACGGCTATATCATCAAGGTGGACTACACCCAGCAGAAGAAGCTTGCCGCCGCTGTCAGCCGTGCAGCGTCAAATATCAATCAGATTTGCCGCCGTATCAATTCAAAGGGAAACCTTTATGAGGATGATGTCGCCGAGCTGAAAGAGAGGCAAAAGGAAATATGGCAGTTACTAAAATCAAGCCAATCCGAGGAACTGTAAACAAGGCGCTTGCCTACATCCTCGACCCGGAAAAGACTGACGATCAGCTCTATGTTTCCTCTTTCGGCTGTGCAGCCAGCGACGCGGCAGCAAAGGAATTTGAGTGGACACGAAATCTCGCTGCCCAGCAAGGAATGCAGATGCCGAAGGTGATTGCCCGACACCTGATTCAATCCTTCGACATCGGAGAAGTCACGCCGGAGATGGCGCATGAAATCGGAAAACAGTTTGCCGACGAATGGCTGAAAGGCAAGTATGAATATGTGATCGCCACCCACATCGACAAGGGGCATTGCCATAATCACATCATCTTCAATGCTGTCAATTTTGTAGACTACCATGCCTATCGGAGCAACAAGCGGACATATCGGGAAATGCGCCAACTCAGCGACGAAATCTGTAAGGAACATGGGCTTTCCGTGATCCCACCCTCACAGAGCAAGGGCATGGACTACAAGGAATACACAGAGGCTAAACGCGGCACAAGCTGGAAGCAAAAGCTCAAGCAGACCATCGACCGCTGCATCATCACAGCGAAGGATTACGATGAGTTTTTGAAACTCATGCAGGAAGCCGGATATGAAATCAAGACCGGAAAATACATCTCCTTCCGTGCTGAGGGACAGGAGCGTTTTACCCGTGCAAAGACCATCGGAGACAACTACACCGAGGAACGGATCAAAGAGCGCATTCAGGGGCGCGGGAACCGCAAGCGCCAGATGCAGACCTCTCGCCGGGGTATCTCCCTCATCAGCGACATTCAGGAGCGCATCCAGCTCATCGGCAGCAAAGGTTACGAACACAAAGCGAAGCTCACCATTCTCAAAGAGGCCGCGCGTACTCTCAACTACCTGACTGAGAACAACCTTCTGCAATATGCTGACCTTGAAAAGAAAGTCGAGGACATTCACAGCTCCTATGCCCGCACCGGCAGTGAGCTGAAAAATGTTGAAGCCAAACTGCGTGAGGTGCAGCCGCTTATCAAAAACATCTCGAACTACCAGCGGCTCAAACCGGTTTATGATGCCTATATGAAGGCGGCGGACAAACCGGCATACCGTGCCAAACACGAAGCAGAGCTTGTCATCTATGAGGCGGCAAAGAGCACTCTTCTCGCCATACAAGGCGACGGAAAATTGCCGAGCTTGAAATCTCTGCAAGCCGAACAGCAACGGCTCGTGGACGAGCAGCAGCGCCTTTATGACGAACGCGCCAAGTTGAAAAAAGAAGCTCGCCTGATTGACACGATGAAGGCGAATGTGGATGATTTCCTCAGTCCCTCGATGGCAAAGGAACAGGAGAAATCCCGCAGCGGAGAACTCGAATAAGCAACAAGGCTCACTGCTCACTTTGGGGAGTGAGCCTTTCACATTTTACAACGCAAAACAACGAGAGAATACAGTAAATCACATTGAATATTCTATTCTCCCGTGGTAAATTGATAATGCATAGACTGAATCGCAAAGAACGACTTCTCAGATCCTTGCGTGAACTTAACGATGCCCATAATCTGATAGACTGTCAGCCATTCTTTCGATTACACGGAAGGAGATACAATGTTTCAGAAAGTGATTTATAAAAGGCAATACAATAAACCTACAATAGAGGAAATAGAAGCTGAGATAGCCGATGAACCTATACCAGCCGAAGTAAAAGAACCCGCTCCGTCAAAAGATAAATGTTCATCAAAGGACATATTCAAACAGCTCAATGAGGGCGCAGTTTATGTGCCGCTTCCTGAGCGGAAACCTATCGCCAAGGTATTTATCAGTCAAGCCATCGAAATATCTGAGAACTACCAAATTGACACTGAAATCAGACAAGGTGCCGGGACAGTCACGGTAATTTTCTCATTCGATTGCGGCGGTGCAATGGGCTTCTTGAAAAGCGTGATCCAGTATGCCGATGACATTTCTTTTTTCTCAAGCACAAATGGATATGAGATCGTCCTTGCTCTCGATTTTTACACTTACGCATTATACCGGCACGGAAGGAAGATGCGTCCCTGACTATTTTGGCCTGTGCATTGCGCAGGCTTTTTATTATTGTGCAGCAATCCAAGAACTTGAAATTTATTTTGAATTTTCGGACGGATGAATTGCGTTTGTGGAGCTTTCGATGTATAATAAAATGAGGGTCACTATAAACGGTTGAGTGAGGTGCAGTGATGAAGATAAGCTACAAGAAATTATGGGTAATGCTGATTGAACGAGAGATCCCGAAGGCGGTTTTTCGGAAAGAAACCGAGCTTTCGCCGGGTACCATGAGCAAGCTTAATAAGAATGAAGAGGTCGCCCTTTCTGTCTTGCTGCGCATCTGTGAGTATCTGAATTGTGACATCGGGGACATTTGCGAAGCGATCCATACGGACAAGTAAGCCACGCACTGTGCATTCTATATATCGTTAAAAAAGACTACGGAGGTAGCTTCAATGGCTGAAACGAATACAAGCAATATTGGATTTGAAAAACAGATTTGGGATGCAGCTTGCGTCCTTCGCGGCAACATCGACGCTTCGGAATACAAGTCGGTTGTTCTCGGGTTGATTTTTTTGAAATACATCTCAGACCGCTTCGAGGCGAAGTATCAGGAGCTTGTTGCTGAGGGCGACGGCTTTGAAGAGGATAAGGACGAATACACGGCGGAGAATATCTTCTTTGTACCGGAAAACGCAAGATGGAGCGTCATATCTGCCGCTGCGCACACGCCTGAGATCGGCACAGTCATCGACGAGGCCATGCGGAGCATTGAGAAGGAAAACAAGCGGCTAAAAGACATCCTCCCCAAAAACTTTGCCCGTCCTGAGCTGGATAAGCGGCGGCTCGGTGAGGTCGTTGACCTCTTTACCAATATCCAGATGATCGACCACGGGAACAGCAAGGATATTCTCGGCCGCACTTATGAGTATTGCCTTGCCAAATTCGCTGAACAGGAAGGTAAGCTCGCCGGTGAGTTCTATACCCCGTCCTGCGTTGTTCGCACCCTTGTTGAAGTATTGCAGCCATACAATGGCCGTGTCTACGACCCCTGCTGCGGGTCTGGTGGTATGTTTGTCCAGTCCTCAAAGTTCATCGAAAATCACGGTGGGAATATCAAAAACATCTCTGTGTATGGTCAGGACTCCAACCCTACCACTTGGAAGCTGGCACAGATGAATCTTGCTATTCGCGGCATCGAAGCTGACCTTGGCAAGTTCAGCGCGGACACATTCTTCAATGACTGTCACCCGCAGCTCAAGGCAGACTTCATTATGGCAAATCCGCCCTTCAACCTCTCCGGTTGGGGGCAAGATAAGCTGCTGGATGATGTGCGTTGGCAATACGGAACGCCCCCGGCCAACAACGCCAACTTTGCTTGGCTGCAACACATGATTTGGCATCTCGCGCCGAACGGACGGATTGGCATGGTGCTTGCGAATGGTTCACTGTCTTCTCAGTCTGGCGGTGAGGGCGAGATCCGAAAGAACATCATCAACGCCGACCTTGTAGACTGCATTGTCGCTATGCCGTCCCAGCTCTTCTACACAACACAGATTCCGGTGTCGCTCTGGTTCCTTGCCAAGAATAAAAAGCAGAAGGGCAAGACGCTTTTCATCGACGCAAGAAAAATGGGCACGATGGTCACGCGAAAGCTCCGGGAGCTGACGGATGAGGATATTCAAAGGATTGCCGATACTTACAACGCATTTGTTGACGGAACTCTTGAGGATGAAAAAGGCTTCTGTGCTGTTGTGACCACGCAGGAAATTGCCAAGCAGGACTACATTCTCACGCCGGGGCGCTATGTGGGCATTGAAGAACAGGAAGATGACGGCGAACCGTTTGAGGAAAAGATGAGCCGGTTGACCTCTGAGCTTTCCGAACTGTTTGCAAAATCCCACGAGCTTGAAGCCGAGATCAAGGAGAGACTGGGGGCGATTGGGTATGAAATCTGAATGGAAGACTTCAACAATCGGTGCTGCGTGCTCACTTGTGACTGATGGCTCGCATTCCAGTCCCAAGAGCGTTGAAAGCGGCGAGTATATGGTGTCAGTCAAAGATTTTACAGAATACGGATTTGATTTCACTTCATGCCGTAGAATCAGTAGTGATGACTATGAAACGCTGAAACGAAATGGCTGTGTCCCTGAGCAGGGCGATATTTTGATAGGCAAGGACGGAGCAAGATACTTTGAAGACATTATTATCTACCGTCAGCCGGAAAGACCAGCATTGCTATCGTCTATTGCAATTTTGCGGTGCAATAAGGAAGAAATTCAGCCAGAGTTTTTATACTATACCCTACGAACTCCTGGTTTCAAACAGGATGTCCGTGATAATTATGGGTCAGGTTCCGCAATTCCGCGGATCATTTTGAAAGACTTTAAGCGGATGCCAATATCGTACCCATCCCTTGAAGTGCAAAAACAGATTACCGCTGTTCTAAGCATTTTGGATCAGCGCATTCAGGCAAACACGAAGATAAACGATAATTTAGCGGCTTAGAGCAGGATGCCGGAAACATCGATCTCACCGCTCATCAGCTTCGGCAAAAGACTATCTCGCAGCCGCTTGAGCCTGTCATTTTCAATGGCGTTGCATTTTATCTGCTCAAGCATAGGTGAAACAATACTTTGGTACTCGGCTATCTCTTCGGCATTAGGTAAAACCAATTCAAAAGCAAGGGTATCAGATGGTGTAGTCCTTTGCCTACTGCCTGTCGATCCAGTAACATGACTACACATAAAATCTGAAAACGAATCGCTGTCAATAACCGAATATAAGAAATCAGTGATTTCTTGACTTTTGGCCTTATAAACAATGAACTCAGTTGAGCAGACAGCATTTTCAGTTAGGCAATAAGGTTTCCAGACGCGCTTTGTTGTCGGATTCAGCTTGGAAATCATAAAGCAGGAGTCATCGACGATAAACTTGTTGCTCTTAATCGCGGTCGATGGCTCAAACACGGGAAAATGCGCCTCATCAAAAGCAGGAATACTGTAATGCTCAAGTAGCATTTCCGGCTCTTTGGCTGGATTGAAGCTCTTTTTGGAGATAGTTGCCACATCGCCGAGCCGTACAATGCGCCAGCCAACGGGTAATTTGTCGCGATCTACTGTTTCAAACCGCTCGTGGTAAAGCAGCTCGGCTTGCTGCTGTAAATTATCGTTTACCGCCTTATTCACTCTCATCAGTGGCGAGAGTCACTTCAAAGGAACTGCCACTGTTCATCGTTCTCTTAAATACAAAGGAGAACGACGATGAAAGAACAACTTATCCAAGAGATACAGCGTAAAATGCTGCCGTATCTCAACAACGAACAACTATTGCAGTTGGGTGATGCTTTGACTGAGACACTACGAGGCGTGAGCGTAAGTTATGAAGATACCACCCCAAAGCAGGAAGAACGGGATGCCGTTGAAGCGTTCATTACTGCCAAGCGCATTGAAGGCTGTTCCGAGAAAACCTTGAAGTATTACCGGAAGACGATTGAATCCATGCTGTCTGCCATAGCCAAAAAGGCTAATCAGGTAACAACGGAAGACCTTCGCAAATACCTGACTACCTACCAGACGCAACGCAGGTCCAGCAAGGTAACGATTGATAACATCCGGCGCATACTGTCCAGCTTCTTCTCATGGCTTGAGGACGAAGACTTCATCTTGAAAAGTCCGGTACGCCGGATTCACAAGGTAAAGACAGCCAAGGTGGTCAAAGACACCTACACGGACGAGGCGTTAGAGCTAATGCGGGATAGCTGCACAACTACAAGGGATTTAGCAATCATTGACCTACTCGCTTCCTCTGGAATGCGTGTTGGAGAGATGGTCATGCTGAACCGAGAAGACATTGATTTCAACGAGCGGGAATGCGTTGTGATCGGTAAAGGCAACAAGGAGCGTCTTGTGTACTTCGATGCAAGAACCAAAATACATTTGCAGAACTACCTCAACGAGCGCACAGATGCGAACCCTGCACTGTTTGTCTCGCTGAAAGCCCCGCACGACCGGCTGATGATCGGCGGTGTGGAAACACGGCTCCGGGAGCTGGGCAAACGCTTGAGTTTACCCAAGGTACACCCGCACAAATTCCGGCGGACGCTGGCGACCTCAGCCATAGATAAGGGAATGCCCATAGAGCAAGTCCAGCAGCTCTTAGGGCATCAGAAGATCGATACGACCATGCACTATGCAATGGTGAAGCAGCAAAATGTGAAGCTGGCACACAGAAAGTACATCGGATAGGATGGTGAAGCAAGTGGAGCAATGGACTGAAATACGGGCAGCGGACTTTATTGAGTTTAACCCGCGAATGAGTATAAAGAAAGGCACAATCGCCACGAAGGTTGCAATGGACAAGCTACAACCTTTTACAAAGAAAATACCTGATTCTGAAAAAGCATCGTTTTCGGGCGGTTCCAAGTTCCGTAATGGCGATACGATTATGGCGAGAATAACACCTTGCCTTGAAAATGGTAAGACAGCTTTTGTTGATATTCTTGGGAAAGATGAGGTCGCCTTTGGATCGACTGAGTTTATAGTAATGAGAGCAAGAGAAGGTATAAGTGATCCACAGTTTATATACTATCTCGCCACAAGCGCGTGGTTTCGCAATATTGCAATTAAATCAATGGTCGGATCGTCAGGAAGGCAACGGGTTCAACAAAGTGTACTCGATGATCTCGTCTTGAATGTCCCGCCGCTGGAAGAGCAAAAGAAAATCAGCTCGTTTCTCTGTGTTCTTGACCTGAAAATCGCGCTGAATAATGAGATAAACGATAATTTACAGCAGCAAGCGAAGTCGCTATACGAAGAAATGTTCCTCAACAATCCCGATGCAGACATGGTATCAGGAACTTTGAGTGATATTGCAACAATTACAATGGGACAATCTCCGAGCGGTAGCAGTTATAACGAAGAATCCGTTGGCGAAATATTCTATCAAGGTCGAGCCGAATTTGGATTTCGTTTTCCAACCCGTCGCTTATTTACAACTGAGCCTAAGCGCATGGCAGAACCCGGAGATGTGTTGCTCAGTGTTCGCGCACCTGTTGGCGATTTGAATGTAGCTTATGAAAAGTGCTGCATTGGACGGGGATTAGGTGCGATCCACAGCAAGACCGGGGACAGCTCTTTTATGCTATACACAATGTTTGCGCTCAAGCCGCAACTTGATGTTTTCAACGGCGAAGGTACTGTTTTCGGCTCCATAAACCGGAATGGATTGAGTAATCTGCCAGTCAATATCCCATCAGCAGAAGAAATCGCAAAGTTTGAGGCTACTGTTCGGCCAATGGATAACCTCATTCGGACTAATTATGAGGAAATCTGCCGCTTACAATCTATCCGGGATAGTCTCTTGCCCAAACTGATGAGCGGTGAAATTGATGTCTCTGACATCCAGCTCTAAGCTGCTAAATTATCGTTTATTTCCCTTGTCGCATTGCGAGCGACCACGCGCTGCCAAAACGCGGTATAATATAATTTGAAAATGGGAGGTATGTGCAATGGATATACAAGAAACAATCAGTCGCGTCAGAAAAGAATACAAGGATTATCTGCGTGAGAAGCATCCTGACTGGGCAGAAAGCAGTCTCAGCACCCATGTTTCGGATGCCTTCTACCTGTATCAGAATACCATTGCCCTCTCCTTCTGGAAGTGTTTTGAGAGCGACGAGTCGATGGCAGCGGCAAAGCAGGACATACTCGACTATCTGAAAAATGATGTGATGTCGGAACGCGCCGAGGAACGCACAGCCGGTTATTTCAACGATCTCAAGATGCTCAAAGAGTTCTTGGATGCAAAAGGCGGTGTAAGAGCCTATGTGGGGCCGGAGTACGATTGCGAAGTGACTGTCTACAAATATGTAAAAACGGCCTACGATGGAGCGCTTTCTTCCGATGACGCTGTTGCGGCCATGTGCAAGGAAGTTCCGTTCTTCGGGGAAACATCCCATAAGCTCATGGTCATGCTGTTTGCATCCATGATGGAGGGAACAAGGTACACCCGCCGGGGCAATACAGAAACAACGATTTACTTCATCGTCCATATCGGACAGGACTATGGCAAGGATCGCATGGTCAATGCCTTAAAAGCAACCCACGAAAACATAACCTACTACTACGAGCAGACCGGAAACAAGTCAAACAGCATCCGCCGGGGCTGCACAAAGGTAGCCAAGGACAACAATATTGATATGGATTTCAGCGAGAAGATGTTTGAGGGCATCATCCCGAAGGAATCCTCTGATACTGCCCTCACGGTCGATGACACAGCCGTCCGGTATTGGCTGTATGCTGCTGGCGATGGCTCCGTCAACTGGGAGAACGATTATGCTGAGGGTATTATGGCTATCGGCTGGGATGACATGGGCGATCTTATGCAGTACAGCTCCAAGGAAGAAATGCGAGCTAAGATGCGGGAAGTCTATGGAGGGACAAGCTCGTATAAGAACCAAGTTCACGCAACATGGCAGTTTGCAAATGACATCAAACCCGGCGACATCATCTTCGTAAAAAAAGGCAGAAAAGAAATCATTGGCAGAGGCGTTGTTGAAGGCGAGTATGTATATGATCCCACCCGCGAGCACTACCGTAACACCCGCACCGTCCGATGGACTGATAAAGGGTTGTGGGAGCATCCTGAGCAGTTGGCGATGAAGACCCTGACTGATGTAACGCCTTATACAGATTTTGTGAAGAAGACGCAAAGCCTTTTTGATGGAGAAAGCACAGATGTTGCTATCCAAGATGAGGATGAAGAGGAACGGACATACGATCCATATACCGCCGACGATTTCCTGCATGATGTGTTCATGGATGAAGACCGCTACAACATCCTCAAGGCTCTCGTGCTGACGAAAAAGAATGTGATTCTCCAAGGCGCACCGGGCGTCGGAAAAACCTTTGCGGCCAAGAGGCTTGCCTATTCTATCATGGGCGAGAAAGACACGAACCGCGTCAAGATGGTGCAATTCCATCAGAGTTACAGCTACGAAGACTTTATCATGGGCTTCCGCCCCACGGAAACAGGCTTCGAGTTGAAGAAAGGCGTTTTCTATGAGTTCTGCCGCAAGGCCGCAGAAGATGACCGTCCCTATTTCTTCATCATTGACGAGATCAACCGAGGCAACTTGAGCAAGATTTTTGGCGAGCTGTTCATGCTCATTGAAAGCGATAAGCGCGGAGTTGAGTTACAGCTTCTCTACGCGGACGAGCAGTTCTCTATTCCAAGCAATGTTTACATCATCGGCATGATGAATACCGCAGACCGTAGTCTTGCCATGCTGGACTATGCACTGCGCCGCCGTTTTGCGTTCTTTGAGATGACACCGGCATTTAACTCGTCTGGTTTCAGGGCATATAGGGCGAAGATCAACAACCCGAAGTTCGACCGCCTGATTGCCACAGTGGAGCAGCTTAATGATGTGATAGCGAATGATGATTCGCTGGGCGAAGGTTTCTGCATCGGCCATAGTTATTTCTGTACGAACACCACAGTCACAGACGATTGGATGAAGTCCGTGGTAGAGTTTGAGCTGATCCCGCTGCTCAAAGAATACTGGTTTGATGAAGCCGCAAAAGTCAAGGATTGGAGCCGTACTCTTCGTGAGGTGGTCAAATGATTCCCATTCGCAACATCTACTATATGCTGGCCTATGCGTTCCAAGTGTTGCACGAGCAAGGCTATAAGGATGTTGCCGCTGAGGATTTCCGAAACACCGCAGAACTGCTGGCTGCTATCCTATGCAAAGGCGTGTCTGTTCAGATTAAGAGGGGCTTATGCAGACAGTACATAACAAAGCAAGAGCCGCTGGCTTCCCCAAGAGGCAAGCTTGAAATTGGAGAATCCATCAAAACCCAAGTCCTTCGTAAAAAACAGCTCGTCTGCGCCTATGATGAGTTTTCGGTTAATGCCTATACAAATCGCATTATCAAAACGACAATGGCCGTACTGCTCCGTGCAGATATTACCAAGGCGAGGAAGAAGGAGATCCGCAAGCTGCTTGTCTTCTTCGATGGCGTAGATACCTTGGACGCTCATAACATCAACTGGAACATCCAATATGACCGCAATAATCAGACCTACCGGATGATAATTGAAATATGCCGGTTTGTTCTGAAAGGACTGCTGCAAACGACCGCAGACGGATCTACCCGTATTATGGATTATGCGGATGACATGACAATGGCAAAGCTGTATGAGAAATTCATACTGGGCTATTATCAGCGGGAGCACCCGGACATCCGTGCGTATTCCCCGCAAATCGCTTGGCAAGTGACAGATGGGTACAGAACGCTTTTGCCTACCATGCAGTCCGACATCGTGCTTTCAAACAAGAAAACTGGAAAGACGCTTATAATCGACGCAAAGTTCTACACGCACAATATGCAGATGAAAGCACCCTATATGACGCAAACGCTCCACTCAGGGAATTTGTATCAGATTTTCACCTATGTTAAGAACTGGGATGCAGCGCCCGGAGAAACGGTAGCGGGGATGCTTCTATACGCCAAGACAGATGATGCCGTTCAGCCGGATGGAGATTACCAGATGAGCGGCAATCAGATCAGCGTAAAGACGCTTGATATGAACTGCGAGTTCGCTGTGATCGCAGGACAGCTTGACACGATTGCAGAAAGGGTTAGATGATAACACAGCAGATCGAACAAAGGAGCAACGGAAATGGCAGGATATTATACCGAATCAAATTACGAGAATGCAGTTCTCCAATTACTCAACGAAGGGCTTGGCTACACCTATGTCTACGGACCGGATGTAGAGCGTGATTATCACTCTCCGCTCTACGAGGATGTCCTGTTGCCCGCCTTGCAGCGCATCAATAAGGGCTTGCCTCTGGATGCTATCAATGAAGCCATTTACAAGCTCAAGAACTTTGAGTCCGGCTCACTGCTGCAAAAGAACATGACCTTTACCGACTATCTGCAAAACGGTATCTCTGTAAAATACTTTGTAAATGGCGAGGAACGCTCCACCCTCGTCTACCTTGTTGACTTCAAAAATCCTGCCAATAACGACTTTACCGTTGCCAACCAGTGGACTTTCATCGAAAACTCCGAAAAACGCCCGGATGTCATTCTCTTCATCAATGGTCTGCCCCTTGTCGTAGTGGAGCTGAAATCTCCCTCCCGCGAAGAGACAGATGCTTCCGACGCATATCGCCAGCTCCGCAATTATATGTACGAGATCCCCTCCATGTTTATTTACAATGAGGTCTGCGTCATGAGCGATATGACTACCTCAAAGGCCGGAACCATCACCTCCGGTGAAGACCGCTTCATGGAGTGGAAAACAACGGACGGCAGCTACGAGAACACACAGTACGCAGCCTTTGACACCTTCTTTGAGGGACTGTTTGAGAAGAACCGATTCCTCGACATCCTGAAGAACTTTATCTGCTTCAATGTGGACGGCGAGAAAACATTCAAAGTGCTTGCCGCCTACCATCAGTATTTTGCCGTCAAGAAGGCGATTGCTTCCACTCAAAAGGCAACCGTCACAGATGGCAAAGGCGGTGTGTTCTGGCACACGCAGGGCAGCGGGAAATCGCTGTCTATGGTGTTCTATGCCCACTATCTGCAAGAGGCATTGGAAAGCCCAACAATCGTTGTGATCACAGACCGAAACGACTTGGATGACCAGCTCTACGGCCAGTTTGCCCGCTGCAAGGATTTCTTACGCCAAACGCCGCAACACGCTCAAAGCCGAACCCACTTGAAAGAGCTGCTTGCAAACCGTCAGGCTAACGGCATCATCTTCACTACCATGCAGAAGTTTGAGGAAAGCGGTGAGCCTCTTTCTGAGCGTCGGAATATCATCGTCATGGCGGATGAGGCGCACCGCAGTCAATACGGATTAACAGAGAAAGTTGTAGTGCGCCAGAAGGAAGACGGCGAGGTTGAGGCCAAGACCATCATCGGTACTGCCCGCATCATCCGTGATACGCTCCCGAACGCTACATATATTGGCTTTACTGGCACACCTATCTCTTCTAAAGACCGCAGCACCCGTGAGGTGTTCGGTGATTATATCGACATTTACGATATGACTCAGGCAGTTGAGGATGGAGCGACCAGACCGGTTTACTATGAAAGCCGCGTCATCCATCTCAAGCTTGATGAAAAGACGCTGCATCTTATTGACGATGAGTATGACCTGATGGCAGAGAATGCCGATCCTTATGTTATCGAAAAGAGCAAAAAAGAACTTGGCCAGATGGAGGCAATTTTGGGAGCTGACCAGACGATCCGTTCTCTGGTAGACGATATTCTCGACCATTATGAAAACTATCGCGCCAATATTCTGACCGGAAAGGCGATGATTGTTGCCTACTCCCGCCCCATCGCCATGAAGATATACAAGCGGATTTTGGAACTGCGTCCTGCTTGGACGGAAAAGGTCGCAGTTGTCATGACGCAGGGCAACAACGACCCCGAAGAGTGGCGTGAAGTGATCGGCAATAAGGCTCACAAAGAAGATATGGCGAGAAAGTTCAAAGACAACGACTCGCCGCTTAAAATCGCTATCGTTGTGGATATGTGGTTGACCGGCTTTGATGTTCCTTCCCTTGCCACAATGTATGTCTATAAGCCTATGGCCGGTCACAACCTCATGCAGGCTATCGCTCGTGTCAATCGCGTTTTCAAGGACAAGGAAGGTGGCTTGGTTGTTGACTATGTGGGCATCGCTGCTGCGCTGAAACAGGCCATGAATGACTACACAGCGCGGGACAAGAAGAACTACGGTGACACGGATGTCAGCAAGGCTGCATATCCGAAATTCCTTGAGAAACTGTCCGTGTGCCGTGACCTATTCTACGGTTATAACTACGATAAGTTCATGACTGGAACTGACCTTGATAAGGCGAAGGCGATTACCGGAGGTGTAAACTACATCCTCGGCAAGAGCGTTGCAGAGCAAGACCTTCCCGACAAGGAGAAGACGCAAAACATCTACATCAAGGAGGCGTTGCTTCTCAAACAGGCACTTTCGCTGTGCGGTAGCTTGGTAGATGAAAAGACACGCTTTGAAGCGGCATTCTTTGAATCTGTCCGAACGATGATTGTCCGGCTTCTGTCCGGTGGTACGGGTAAGAAGTTTACGCTGCCGGAAGTAAACGAGCGGATCAATGAGCTGCTGAAACACAGTATCAAGAGCGAGGGCGTAATCAACCTTTTCTCGGATGTGAAGGCGGAGTTTTCGCTGTTCGATCCGAAGTTCCTTGAAGAGATTGCCAACATGAAGGAGAAAAACCTTGCTGTTGAACTCTTGAAAAAGCTGATTGCCGAACAAGTCTCGGTTTACCGGCGAACCAATATTGTCAAATCAGAGAAGTTTTCTGAACTTATTCAGGGTGCAATGAACCGATACCTGAATGGGATGCTGACCAATGAGGAAGTCATTCAGGAGCTTTTGAAGCTTGCCAAAGAAATTGCCGATGCAAATGCAGAGGGCGAAAAGCTGGGATTGACCGCCGACGAGCTTGCATTCTACGATGCTCTGACCAAGCCCCAAGCCATCAAAGACTTCTACGAACATGACGAACTGATTGCAATTACAAAAGAGCTGACCGATCTGCTCCGTAAGAACCGGACAATAGACTGGCAGAAGAAGGAAAGCGCCAGAGCCGGTATGCGCCGGTTGGTCAAGCGCCTTCTCAAAAAACACAAATACCCGCCAGAGGGCATGGATGACGCAGTTCAGACCGTGATGAGCCAATGTGAAATGTGGACAGATAATGTAATGACTGTGTGACCATTCATCGTCTACTGTTCGTTATCAACGCTATGCCTCGAAAGGAACATAATATGGATGTCCGCGAAACAGCAGAACTGGATGAAGATGAGCGCTTTATCACGATTGCAGATGGCAGCGATACTGGAATCGTCAATAATCAAGTCCCCGAAGCAGATATAATCAGGTATAAAGACAGCACCTATGAGATTGTTTCTAAGATTGCCTATTTGATTGGTGTGCCAAAGCGGATTTTTGAGAATGAGCACGAGCCGCCTAAAATGGAAGTTTATGAACGGCTTGAACAGGACAAGGCGGCTCGGATAATCCGCCACCTTTGCATTATCCGAACGGCCATAGAGCGGAATTTCAAACACATCAATGAAAAGATGCGGTTTGACTATACTTCAATTTACAATCTCCCTGAGTATATTCCGCCAGACAGCATGACACAGCTCAGTGCTGATGGAGTCAATTTTGTCCGAAAGAGCAGCAAAAAACTTTGCCATCATGTTATTGAGATCAACAAGTTGATAGCTGATAGAATTAACAACTGCAAAAAGCTATTTCCTCTTTGGCTAAATTGGCAATATGTAAAAAATCTTTTTGTGATGCCCAATGGTCTAACAGAGGATGGGACAAAGGCCGCTGCGGATATTTACTACTCGCATTTGCTTTTCTATCCGTATCAGGTTTACATCAACTGGACTCCTAAAGAAGAAGGGAACATTCTCTATAACGACAAGAAATTTGTCACCTTGCTCTACCAATGGAATAATGACTATTTCACAGAATATAGCAAGGTATCAGACGCAGGGAGCTATGTTAAGGGAAGCATCTATGAGTTTATAGAAAGCAGCGAGAAAGTTGTCATCGTGGTAGATTGCGAAAATTCAGACCCATACAAACTTTGTGCAACGCTGAGGAATCTTGACCGTCAATATACGAAGAAGATTTCTTCAATCATCTTGTTTGATGATGTTCATGCTGCATCTGCGTGGCGCATTTTGGAGAGCTTCACCGCAATCCCTGTTGAGCACATGATGATCGAACGAGTGAAGCAAAATAAATCCCTTGTTGATGTGATGCTCATTTCAAGAACCTGTCAGGAACACTATAAAAACAATGTGGATTCCTTCATCCTTGTGTCAAGCGACTCGGACTACTGGGGGCTGATTTCGTCTCTGCAAGATGCCCGTTTTCTTGTCATGATCGAACGGGAGAGCTGCGGGCCAGACTTGAAAAATGCACTTTCAGATGCCGGAATATTCTACTGCTACATAGATGACTTCTATTCAGGGAATACCGAAGACATCAAGCAAGGCGCACTCTTTAAGGAGATGTATCGGTACATCGACAATGCCGTCAGACTCAACATATTTGAGATGTTTGATGAAGCAATACGCACAACACGGATTGAAATGAGTTCAGCAGAAAAACAGCAATTCATTTCTCAATATGTGAAAACGATGCAGATGAGGATCACCGACAGTGGCGATGTGGTCTTGGAGTTCAAACGAAAATAAGCGGAGGTGTAAAATTATGATGGATGAATTATGGCGTGAAGAGGAAAAGAAAACATTAGAGAGTATTGCCAAGCTTACCGAATTGGGAAAAGTCAAATGGGAATGCGTAGAATACAATCCGCTGTGTTTCATGAATGAGGACAAGGTGGATGAAACCTCTGCTTATTTGTGCCAGATGTTTACTCTGACAGCGGAAATCGGTGGGATGCCTTACGAGCTTGAAATAGCCGAATACATTACCGTACCTGACGGGAAGGGCGATATTGCGCTTACCTTAACACGAGATGTCCCTGATGATTTTATGAAGATTGATTCCATACTGTCCAGTGATGTTGATGAATATGAAAACTGTGAGCCGAGCGAGATAGGTAAACGATACAAAAATGATCCTGCCATGCGGCTAACAGAAACCATCGTCCCCGTAGTAATTGAGTCCGAAGCTGTTCAAGACACTTTTGAATGGGCTAGGTTCATCAATGAAAACGGAATTGCAGATGAGATTCTTAATCATCCAGTGGTTCGGCTTGCCGAAAAGCTGTTTAATAAACATCGCCTTCTCGACTACCACCGGATTCTTTTCGACATCCCTTATAGGGAAAAATTGATCTCAGAATAAAGAATAAGCCGCAGTCCCCACAATGGGAACCGCGGCTTATTCAATTCATTGCTGGCTAATTACCAGATTATATGTTTTCTACCACAAGCGTTATGGGATTGATGACACGCACCGGCTTACCCTGCTGTTGCGCATACTGTACGGTTTTCCCTGTGCCACTCGGTTTGCCGTTCCATACTGCAATAATGTAATCAGCCTGGTCCACCATATAACGATTGCGCTTGTGCATACAATCCGGCGTATAACGCTGCTGCAAAAGCGTTTCTTTGTCGCATTTGGAGGCTATATCAAAGTACCGATCCCTGAGAGCCTCGCTCCATTTCTCAGCTTGTGTTTCGCAAGGGATGGCACACTCAAGCGTAATGCCATTATAAGCCGATTTCAAGCCAAGGACGATCTCAGCCGCAAACATATCAACGCCGATTGCCATACCGGTGATAAAGTGCGTAACGCCATTCTCTTCAATCTGCCTGATTATTTCATCTCTGAGCTTCTGCTTGAGTGCAATACATCTTTCGTCTGCCTCATTGAATCCGAACGGGAGGCTCTGGGGTCTGTGGCCGGTAAATGCACATTTCTTTGTCTTCATATCTCATCTCTCCAACTATGTGTTTTAGCGCTATTCTCATTCGCTTATCCATAGTATAGCATGAAGAGATGCAGAAGTCAGTCGAAATACGCGGTAAAAGAAAAAACTGCGCCGAATAAGCGCAGTTCAATGGCGAATGTTATTTTTCATTCTCTTTTTCTTGACGGATCAGGAGTTCAACTATTTGGAGAATGCGATTTTGAGCATCAACCGAAAGGGTGCCCAATTCATTCGAGAGCTGTGTTGCCTTATACTCTGTCGTGTGGTCGAGTACATCACAGAAGATGGCATCCGCAGATACCTCAAGAGCGTTAAGCAACAATATCAAATTTTCACAACGGGGAAAAGATGCGCCCCGTTCTAAGGTTGAAATATAGTTTGCAGTGAATCCGGTCTTTTCGGCAAACTCTTCCTGCGTAAGACCGAGGCGTTCGCGGCACTGCTTGATCCGCTTGCCTATTCGTTTATCTATCATGACAACTACCATGCCCTTTTCTGTATCGTTCATAGTAATTATATGGACAAGCGGCACAGTTATACAGAAACGCTAATCCACTCTCAATGTATTAGCGACATAGTGCGGACGAAATTCATGAAAGAATCACAAAAAAAAGAGCCTCAGCCGACACCCGCAAGGACATCGACCGAGGCTCTTCGCTTTTGATAGAAAATCAACCTTTATTCTGACATTTCAGGCGTTTGGAGCTTAGACAGGAAAACATACGGGGCTACGCTTCATCTCTGCTCAGAGGGCAGGAAATCAGCGATTTTCGACCTTTATCCCGACAGATTTTGGCTTTGTCCTGAGCGCTTGGAAAAGTAATGCGGACAGGCGATGATAACGGCGCGGAAGCTCTGCTTGCAAGGATGAATGCAGCGGCGGCACAGGTCATTGTATTTGCGCCGACCGTCGCTGCCTAAAAAGAAGCTCCATTCGAGCTTCCATTTCTTGCTCCGGCTCATAACTCACGCTCGCTTTTCTTCTCCTTGTGGGGAGAAGGCTTATCCGTCTGCTGGGCGGTTTTGGCGGATTTCAGCCGATCCATGATAGAGACTTTACCGCCCTTCTCGCTCGTTTTGTCTTCCTTCGGGCCGTTGTTGATGATTCCGTCAATCATGCCGTAGTCATCCTCAAGCGACATTTCAGCGGCTTTGAGTGGATTTTGCTTTTCCAGCTCGGCCACCCAATCCGCTTTCTCCACACCGAAGATACCGCCTTTGGCGGCGTGTTCCTTGATCTCGTTAGCGTCCAGAACCAGCCCCTCGGTATCGTCGCCGTACAGCCGGTAAATCTGGCACGACTTCATGACCTCAGCCGCAGCATCCTCCCGCATGGGCAGCATACCGCCCCATTTGTAGCCGTACTGCTTCATATCCTCGATGCTGATGCTGTCATCCGGCATCTTCTCGACCGGCATGACCTCCTGACGGAGCAGATTGACTGCGGTTTCATCGAAGCCGTCATAGATATGGGACAGCACCAGCTCGCCGCGCTCATCGACAATGATACAGGAGGCATCGTCCCCAAAGGTGTCGTGCTCCATCAGCCAGAAGGTGTGACCGTCGATCTCTTTATGGTCAATCGTGTGCCATGTGCCGATATGACCATCCACCGCCATGCCGGAGGTGTTTTCATTGACAATGGAGCTTTTCTCTTCAAGAACTGTCTGTTTCTGCTGTTCTTCGGAAATCATCGGGATAGCAACAATCCTGTCTCCGATTTTGGCAAACTGCTCCGGCATTTTGAACTCCGTCACAAACTGTCGCAACAGATCCGGCGAAAGCGAGCCGAAGCTGTCATCCGTCAGCCCTGTGACAAGGAAGGTACCGGCAACAATATCATAGATTTCACCGTTGTCATCCCGCAGAGCGCGGTTGAGAGGCAAACCGTTCATCTTGCCTTCTCCGTTGCAGACAATAGCAACCGGCTCTTCAAAGGGATAGACCGCCTCAATGTCCCCGCCAACCTCATGCTGTAAGGACTCAAGGCTGGAAGGGATTTCTTTCACGTAGGGCTTCTTGTCCGGCTCAACCACCAGCACAGTGATCGTGCTTGGCTGCTCCAATTCCTCGCCGCTTCCGGTGACACGGTACTCATCGGGAATATCCTCAAGCGTACCGTCAAAGTAGCGGTTCCAGCTATCGCCGGTAGGTCGGATGTACCCGGCGTCGGTCAGCGTGCCGCCTTCATTGATTGCACAGTCTTCACCGTACCGCTCAAAGTCGATGTAGTCCACAAAGCTGCCGAACTTGTTGTCGCTGTTGTAGCCACCCTCAAAGAAGTAGTAACGACCGAGATCGTCATAGTCCTTGATGTCGGGGATAAAATCATAGTTGTCGAGATTGTAGGTCAGGTTGATCAGATCGTCGAGGTCATTCACTTCATCGCAGCCGCTATCCATGATTGCCACGAAATGCTCAAGCTCAGAGCGGGACATCTCATCCAGCCGCGCGGCGAGGTAGTTGAGCTTATCGAGGTTTTCGTATTCGCCAAGGAGATTGCTGACTCCATGAATGGAGCAGTCATAATCCGTGATAAACCATTCCTCATAAACCTGACCAAACTCGCCCTTTGAGCCGATGCCGATCCGCTCGAAGACCTCCTTCATTTCCTCTTCAGTGGTCGGAAAATGAACCCATTCACCGACAAGCTCGCCTTCGTTGTACTTGCCGAGATTGGTCACGAAGGCTTCAAAACTGCCATCCAACACGGGCATAGGCATCCTCCTTTCAATCGTCCATCATACTGTCCGGCGCGATGTAGAGCTGGGCAAACGCCTCGTCGGTGATACCCTCAAGCTTCCGAACGGTATGAAAAAGCAGCTCCGCCATCTCATCGTCCAGCTCATTGATGGGCAGCGACTTCATCTCTGCAATCAGCCTCTTGCGGCTGGAAGTGTCGAAGCAACACATCAGATTTGTCTCTTCCACGGTAAAAAACATAATCACATCTCCATTTCTTTTGATTTCGGTTTCTTTGTTTGCTCAGGCTTTTTAGCACCTTTGTCCGGCGCAGTCTGGGCGTGTTCTTTGAGCTTTGCGAGGACAGAAGTCTTCTTCTGAGAGGGATGCTCTCTGCGATCCATTGCTTTCCAGAGGCTTTCAGCCGGAGCTTCCTCCACATAGGAGCGGACAATAGACAGCCGCTCATGGAATGGAACGGGATTTTTCCTGTCCGTGATGTCCGTCAGGCTGACTTCTTCATTTGGAAAATCAACTTTGTCAACGCGGACAGTTTTGCCGTCCATATCCATCACCATGCCAACAGGGATATAGTCCTCAGCGAGAAGGTGCTTGACGGTTTCCTGTCTACCGTCTTCACCGGATTGCGTGACAAGGACATCGTTGCCTTGTCCCCACAGAGCTTTTGCCTTGGCGACCCACTGATCTTCCCGAAAACCGGTCACGGCGACCTGCCCGCCGCCTTCCAGCTCTTTCATCAGGAGCTTTGTGCCGAGCGCGGGCGCTGCCTTCTTCGCATCTTCACCGTAAATCTCGAAGTAGCCGTTCTGGGCAAAGCAGACAATCGCTTCGGGATGGGCTTCCTTGACGGCATTGTAGGCGGTCTGCGCTTCAAGGGGCAATATGCCAAACTTTTCTGTCACGCCATGCTGGACGGCAAGCTTGTGAATGTGATCCTCAATACTGCCGGTTTTCGCATGGAAGCCCGTTTTGAAGCGCTCACGGCGGAGGATCATGTCAAGCTCAGTCGCATTCTCAGGCAGATAACTCACCGACACAACCTCGCCGTGCTTTTCTTCCAGCGGGATCGCTTCACGCCGGTAGCTGCGGAAAGGCAGATAAAAGGTGGCATCGTCCTTAAAGGAGACTGCCACTGTCTCAACCGGAACGGTGAGCTTTTGCATCCTCTCCACATGGGCAGCATAGTCCAGCTCAATGAGGTTGCCTCTGACGGTATCGCCCTCTACGCCCTTGATCTCAACCGCGTAGGCAAGGATGGGATCGCGGGTTTGCTCATGGTAAAACTCCCACACTTTGTTTTCGTAGGAATCCTCCACATAGACTTCGCGCTCAGGCAGGAGGTAAGTTCCGTTCGGACGGGACATCCAGAGAAGGTGCTTGTCCTCGGAGGATTGGGAAGCGGCAAGGCTGTGAAGCAGCCCGGCGTCCAGCTCAAAATCCTCCTTGTAGTTCTGGGTGTGGATGTCCATAATCCGGCGAAGGGCATCCACAAGATCGATGTTTTCAAACTTCATAGGCATCACTCCAAACCGACATCGTGGGACTTCTGCTTAACCGGCGTTTTCCGCTCAGGCTGGCTCTTTGCCGCAGCACGGAGCTGTTCCCGGATAGAAGGCTTTTCCCGCGCTGCTTCCTGAGTCTTCTCTTTTCCGATATATTCAAGCGTCGGTGTCAGCTCTCGATAGCAGCCTTGCACCTTCTTGGCAGAATGGCGGCGGTGAATGGTGAACATCGGCTCGCCATCCCGGGTAACGGTGTTGCCCTCAATCCTGACCTTGTGCTCCACCATCACCTTGAAGGACTGATTGGACGAGCGGTAGGTAGACAGCATCCCGTCGTTGCGACCGGCGATCTGCGCTTTGAGCGTGTCCATGACGGCTTCCTTAATTTTCTTTTCCTCCGGTGTGAGGCGATGCTTCACCGGTGCCGCCTGTTCCGGCTCTTTGGGAGCCGGAGTTTCGGGACCTTCCTCCGGGACAGCCGTTTTGCTCTGTTCAGCCGGTGTCTGCTCCTGCGCCTTACCGATAGCGGTCTGCCGGACGAACTCTTCGGTGAAAAGACTGACAAGCCCCGGATTTACACTGTCAATAATGAGTTGAGTTGCATGATCCGGGCTGGCATCCATGCCCTTTGCCCATTCCTTGCAATCACGGGAGATACGCCCGTCATGGTCTTTCTGCTGGATGGTATTCGCAAGGACATAAGCGACGCGCTCAGGCGAGAATTTCTCAAGGATGCTCTTAACGGCGGACTCCGCCGCAAGGCGGTTGTTGCCGTAGTAGTCGTTGATGGTCTGCTCAATCGCCTCTTTACAGTCCATGTTCGCTTGCATCGAAGTACGGTAAGCACTCAGCTCACCGGCTTCAAAGGCATACATCGCAGCTTCCCGATAAACCGGAATCGCCGCATCCCGCAGCGGCGTAGGGACTTCCTGTTCTTTCACGGCAAGCCGCTCTTTGAGCTTTTCATCAATACCGGTGATCATCTCAGCCGCCGTTTTGCGGATGGTTTCCAGCGAGCCTTTCAGCTCCTTTGTCTCCTTGTCGGAGGACCAACCGGCGATATAGCCGAAAGAATAATCAGAGGTTTCAATGCCGTACCGCTGGCAGACGGTATAGGCGACGCTTTCTGCCTCGACCTCCTTAGTGCGCCGGTCTTTCTTGTCTTCGGGAGCGACCTTTTCGCCCGGAGTGACGGCATGGAGCTTGGCATGGGCAATCTCATGGATCGCCGTCTTGATGGTCTGGATTTCGCTCATGCCCTCCTGAATGGCAATGCGGTTTTCTACATGAGAGAAGTAGCCTTTTGCGCCATCGGTGATGTTTTCAAAGGCAATGGGGGCCGGAGACAGCTCTTTGAGAGCATCAAAAAAGGCGGCGTAGTTTTCCACGCTGCCTGTCAGCTCGTCTACGGCAATATCGGGAAGCGCTTTGCCGTCCGTCTGGGACACATCGAAGACGCTCACCACCTTGAAGGCGGGGCGGGTCACTTCAACCGTCTCAGTGACCGGCTTGCCGTCCTTGTCGAGAACGGGCTTCTGCGTTGCCGGGTCGAGTTTTTCCCGCTCTTCCTGCACCTTGTAGGGCGCAGGAGCAAGGATTTTGATGCCCTTTTCGCCCTTCATCACATGGCGGTCGAAGTTGCGCTGCCATGCCGTGTAACCGGCGATCAGCGTTGCATCCGGCTTCTGCATGGCGATGAGAAGCGTATTGTTAAACGAGTAGTTGTAGAACTTGGACATCGTTTTCAGATACTCTTTGAAGCGTTCGGATTCAAACAGCTCCTTGAGTCCCTGTTCCAGCTTATCGGTAATTTCCCGGACTTGCTGGGCGTTTCTGTTTTCAGCCATTTCTAACCTCCAATCTTACTGATTTGAAATAGAAAACTCCGGCTGAGATTTGCCCGAAAGACGGGCTTTGATCTCAGACGGAGTTTCCGTTCTGGTCAATCTGCGATGATACAAATTATCTGTATGTTCCCATTCAATCAACTTCTCAAATAAGTCTGGGTGACGGTTGACCATGTGTGAAAGCTCAGAAGTTGATGCGTTCGGGCAGAACCAACAACCGTTGCGTTTGGAATATTGGTAACAGGGCGAGAGCATATCGTATTTCTCGCACAGCCGCCAAGCATCCGCTTCCGTCATGCCATACTTTGCAAGAAGGCTGATGTCCTTCTCCTTATTCAGTCTGGCAAGACGCTTTGGCTCGTCCAATGCAATACCTACATAGCTGCGGGTGTCATCAGGTTGAGCCTTGTGGTACTTGCGGAGTGGAGGCATTTTACAGTCCCGATTTACCGCGCACTTTCCCGGCCAGACAAAACCTCGGAGCAGCCCTTCATAAGGTCCTCTTGTGATAATGTGATGGAACACATCATCGTAAGTTTTGTCACTTCGCAGAACCGTGAATTTGCATCCGAGTTCATTTTCAACGAACGGTTTGAGCTTTTGGTGGATAAAGTCCCGATGCTCCGGGACTTCTCCACTGATCTCCTGATCGAACATCACCTCACTGTAAATGACCTCATCCAACGGCTCGTTTTTCTCCGCAGCAAGGAGAATGGTTGCTACGCTGTCCTTGCCTCCGCTGCATGAGGCAATGTATCGCGGGCGCGTCATCGGTCAAACTCCATCTTGAAGCTGACATACTTGCCGCCGGTATCGTCTAACCGGATCACCGCGTCATAAAGCTGCGGGCGTTTCGGCGTATAAAGCCCGGTCACTCTGCACCAACCCTTGTCCAGCAGTTCGGCGGCGATCTTCTTGGTCAGCTTCTTTTTCTTGCTCGTAAAGAACTTATTGTCCTCCCACATACAGAAGGAACATTCCCTGTTGGAGCAATAGTAATTTCCCTTTCCCACATAGACCGGCGAGCCGCAGCGCGGACACTTCCCGATGGACTCTCTGCCGGTATCGAAGCGGTTTGCCTCGGCGTCAGAGAGGAATGGATAGGCTTTGACCAACTCGGAGGTCATCCCCACAATGCCGGAAAGGAACTTGTCCGCATCCGCATTGCCACGCTCGATCTGCATCAGAGTATTTTCCCATTCCGCCGTCATGGAGGGAGAAGTGATCTGCTCCGGCAAGACGCACACGAGATTGTTGCCGTCCTTTGTCGGCACAAGGGATTTGCCCTTGCGCTCAACAAAGCCGCCTTTGACCAGCTTTTCGATAATACCGGCGCGGGTGGCGGGAGTGCCAAGCCCTTTCTTCTCAGTATCATCGTCGAACTCAGCGTTTCCCGCAGTCTCCATCGCAGACAGGAGGGAGTCTTCGGTGTAGGGCTTCGGCGGGGATGTATAGTGCTCGGTTACGCTGGCCGAAACAGAAGAGAAAATATCATTCTCATTCAGGGTAGGCAGCGAGCGCTCCGGCTCATCCTTTTCCTTGCTCTTGAGTGTTTCCTTGAAGCGGCGCTCAACTGCTTTCCATCCATCCTGCACAACCGTTTTGCCCTTTGCCTTGAACTCATAGCCCTCACAGGTGAGCGTGACCGAAGTCTCATCGTAAGTGTGCTTCTCACCGGTAGCGCACAGAAGACGCATGGCGACAAGCCGGATGATTTTCTGCTCCGACTCCGGCAGCTCGGCGAGATCCTGCTTTTCAAGCTGGGCGGTGGGGATGATAGCGTGATGGTCAGTGACTTTGGCGTTGTTGGTAATTCGCCCGATGTCCGGCTCATGGGCGATGCCTTCAAAGAGCGGCAGCTTACGGCAGACAATGCCGATCACCTGACGGGCAGTGCCCTCCATGTCCTCGGTGATGAACTGGCTGTCCGTTCGGGGATAGGTCAACATCTTTTTCTCATAGAGGGACTGCACCAGATCGAGCGTCTGCTGGGCGGTAAAGCCGTAGTAACGGTTGGCTTCCCGCTGCAAAGTGGTCAGATCATAGAGCTTCGGCGGGTTGACGGTCTTTGTCTCCTTCTTGAGAGAAGAAACGACGGCTTGCTTTTTATCGCAAGCCGCCGCAATCGCCTTCGCCTCGTCTTCGGTTTTGACCTTTTCCAGGTCCGCCGTCAGGTTGTCTTTACCGATATGGACATTGAAGTATTTCTCCTTGTGGAAGGTGGAGATTTTGCCTTCACGCTCCACCAGCATTGCCAGCGTAGGCGTTTGGACGCGCCCGACCACCAGCTTTTTATGATAGAGTGTCGAGAACAGCCTTGTACCGTTGATGCCGACAATCCAATCTGCCTTGGAACGGGCAAGCGCGGCTTCGTAGAGCCGGTCATAGTCGCCGCTGTCTCGCAGATGGGCAAAGCCCTCTCGGATTGCGCTGTCTTCCAACGAGCTGATCCACAGGCGCTTGAAAGGCTTCGTGCAACCGGCTTTCTTGTAGACCAACCGGAAAATCAGCTCGCCCTCGCGTCCTGCATCGGTGGCGCAGACAAGCTCGGTCACACGCTTATCACGCATAAGGTCACGCAGCACCTTGAACTGCTTCTGCTTGTCCTTCGGGACTTCAAACAACCATTCCTCCGGGACAATGGGGAGATCGCTGTACCGCCACTTGGCAAAGCGCTCATCGTAGGAGCTTGCGTCCGCAAGCCCCACAAGATGACCAACGCACCATGAGACAATGTAGTTGTTTCCTTCGAGATAACCGTCCTTACGGGAGGAAGCGCCCAGCACCTTCCCGATAGCGGCTCCAACACTTGGTTTTTCCGCAATCACTAAGATCAAATCGTTTCCTCCGTTTCTCTGGTTTCAGCCTCGTCATCCTCATCATCTGCAATGACAGGCTCTTCGTCCTCGTTGATATACGGCTCTTCCTCATAACCCTCGTCATCGAAGAAATCCAGATCCTCGTCCTTCTGCTTCTTGCCGCGCACGAACTTGAAGTAGTAATATGCACCACCGCCGATGCCGACCAGCGCGATGATACCGATGATCAGGGCAATGTTCGGGGAAGCGTTTTCCGGCTCTTCGGGCACCTCGGTTTCCTCGCCCTCGACCGGCTCTTCCGGCTCAGGTACAGCGCCGGTACACTCGCTCATGTTTGTTTTGCAGACTGGGCATTCCGTATTGACAGCTCCGGCCTCGCAGCGGGTATCGCAGTTACAGGTAGTAAGCGAAGATGCCGTTTCCTCATCCAACAGGGCAAGCAGATCGGCCTCGTCCACCATGTTGAGGAAATAGGTCTGGTACTGTTCCTCTTCCTCGTTGATGGGCGCATCGTAATCGATCACGACATAGAAGGTGTTGCCGGTCTTGGTCTGCACCGTGATGAACTGCTTATTCGTCGCCTTGTCATAGAGCAGATCGCGGGTATAAGCGTTGCCTTCACCTTCAATCGGCTCGCCCTCATACGGTTCAGGCTCTTCGGGTGCTGCGGTTTCCGGTGTTGCCTCGGGCTGGGTCGCCTCCGTGACCGGAAGCTCCTGCTCGGTATCATCCGCATAGGCGAATGCGGGTACAGTGAACGAGATACAAAGCGTGAAGCACAGTGCAAGTGCCGCCAGAGTGCGGATTCCTTTTCTCTTAGTCATTGTCCGTCACCTCCTGCTGGGTAGTGGTAGGCTTTTCCGCCTTGCCGTCCTTCATCGCGGCAAGGAACGCCATAATCTGATCCTTGTCCATGACCATCGCACGGACGGTGTTGACGATTTCAAGGTTTTCCAGCTCGGTTTTCTTGTCGTACAGCTCCTTGAGCTGCCCCTGCAGGTCCTCGACCTTCTTCTCGGTTTTGGCGATTTCCGCGCAGACCTTCTGATATTTCGGGTTCATAAAAACGCTCCTTTCGGTTAGTAGTTGGGTCTTCCAAAGGCATAAAAGTGGGATTGCCAATAGGAAGTGTTGATGGATGTGTACTGGATGGGATCGCCGCAGTGCAACATCACATTGTCGCCCACATAGATGCCCACATGGGACACGCCCGGCGTGTCATAAGTGCCGACAAAGAAGACGAGATCCCCCGGCTTCACATCGGCGCTGGAAACAGGCGAACAGACATTGTAAAGCCCCTGCGCACCCAGCCGCCCGGTGTTGACAAGTCCGCTGTTTGTGAGAACATAACTGACGAATCCCGAACAGTCAAAGGAAGTGGACGGATTTGAGCCGCCCCAAACATACGGGTAGCCGAGATATTTTTCTGCCTCTGCGATGAGAGTTGCGAACTTCTCGTCCGTCAGATACTCCGCATTGACCGTGTAGTCATCGGGTGGGTTTTCAATGTACTTGTCCACATAGCCGGAGCCGGGGAACAAATCCTCGCGGTTGCCCAGCGTTGACATATAGGCTGAGTACATGGAGAGCTGGTCTTCATTCATGATGTAGACCGGCAAATGGGAGAGGTCAAAGTTTTCCAGCGTAACGGTACAGATGTAGTAGTTGTATGGGACTTCGACCTCATAGGTATAAGTTTCTGTGCTGGTTTCACCGGTTTCGGGATCGGTGACAGTCGTTGTCCCGGTACGGGTCTCTGTCCGGTAGCGTACCTCAACCTCCACATCTTCGGTGAGGATGTATTGCCGGTCAAAGAGCGTTTGAAGAAGCCCCTGAACTTCGTCCAGTGTGAACTCTCCCTCATTGAAGGAGGATAGAATGGAGATCAGCACATAGGGATCGTGCTCAATCGTATCAAGGTCAAAGTGGTACTCATCGTAGTCGTGCGTGCTCTCGTAGTTATTCAGATACGATTGCAGCTCCGCCTCCATCTGACAATACTGCGCCTCCGCGCCGGTCATGGCATCGTCCTCACTGAGGTAGGAAGTGGCGATGACAGACGAAGTGGTAGAGGTGAACATTGCCGTGCAGGAGCTAATCCCAGCAGACAACAGGATCAGAATCATCAAGCCAGCTCCCAGCCAAGCAAAGACCTTTTTGTTCTTGGCGATAAAGTCCTTGACCTTATCCGACGCTTTCTCTCGGACGGTTTTAGCGGTGGACTTGGTGGCGGTGGAGGCCGTTTGCGCCCCGGCCTTGCGAGCCGCAGCGTATTCCTTCTTGATGTGCTGCTTCTGGTAGTGCTTATTCATATTGGCACGGGAAGTCTTCATCTCAGGGTTTTCGGCGACCGTCTTCTCAAAATGGAGCTTCCGATCAGCGGCCTCGGCCTTCTGCTCCAGCTTGGACACCTTTTCAAAGGGCTTGTTTGCACTGCGCTCTGTGTGATGCTGGTAGTGGCGGACAACGGACTCGGCGGCAATCTCTGTCTTATGGGCGGCTTCCACACCGGAGTTTTCCTGCTCAACCTCATGGATTTTGCCGTGAATGCCAGAGGCAAGAGTATCGCCGACCTTACGGACGGTCTTGTCTGCCTCAAACTGCAATTTGCTCTGTCCCTTGGGGACTTTCAGCTCGTCTTCAAAGTAGAGGCGGGTTTTGCCTTTACCGGTTTCCTCGTCAAAGACGCGCTCTTTTTTCAGCACCTTCTTGGTGGGCAGCTTCTCACGGGCGGCATCCAGACGCTCATGCGCCTTCTGAGATTTTCGCTCCAACCGTTCAATCCGCCGGGAAGCTGGGGCATCGCCGTCAAGGTCCGGCATCTCTGCGGAGGTTTCCGCCGCTCTTTCCAGAACGGACTCTCCATCAATCTGCCTTTCAGCGCGAGGCCTGCTGACCTTGCCGGTGACAGCGGTATCGGCAAATGCTTTTCCGTAGTCAACGGAATGGGTGCGGTATGTCTCAGAGTACAGAGTGTGAGATGTGGGATCATCGCTGACGGGCAGATCACCCGGCTTGTACTCTTGCGCCGCATCTGCGGACTGTGTTTCGGCCTGAGCCTGACTCTCTGCGTCTTCCAGCTTATCAGGACGAAGCTGCCGCCGCTTCTTGATCTCTTCGGCAATATCGCCGGTTTCCGTGTCGTGGGGCGCAACAAGTTGGGCGTCCTCAAGCCGTTTTGACACTTTTTCTGAGGTGCCTTCGGTGAGGTTTTCTTCCACTGCGCCGTCTCTGGTCATCCGCAGGACAACCCGGTCTTTGGGCTTCAATTCATCATGAGGCATCAGATTTCACCTCCAATCCGCGCCTCGGCAAGTTCCTTGTATTCAGGGTTTAACTCAATTCCGACATAGTGACGGTCAAGCTGCTTTGCGACCATACCGGTTGTGCCGCTGCCTATGAAGGGATCAAGGACAACGCCATCTTTCGGGCATCCGGCAAGCAGACAGGTTTCAACCAGCTTCGGCGGGTATGCGGCATAGTGACCGCCTTTGAAGGGGACAGTGTTGATAATCCAGACATCCCGCTTGTTACGCACCGGACTGATCATCTCATCGGTAATGGCACCATGCTCACGGCACAGGTTGATGGTCTGCTGCTTCGCCTGTCCGGGGATCGGCTCCCCGTATTTGTTGCTTCCCTTGACCCCGCGCTTGAGCCTGCTTACCGTTCCGGGAGCAATCGGCTCGGAAATGGCCTTGTAGTCAAAGAAATACTTCCGTGACTTCGAGAACAGAAAGATATGCTCATAGCAGCGGGCGCAGCGGTCTTTGACGCTTTCCGGCATCGGGTTTTCTTTCATCCAGATAATGTCATTGCGCAAATACCATCCGGAGTCGCGGAGCGAAAAGGCCAGCATCCACGGGATGCCGATCATATCCTTGGGCTTGCAGCCCTCAACCTTGTAGTTGAGAGCCACAGCCTGACCGTTTCTGCCCTTGGGATTCTTTGCGTCCACATAGCTGCCCTGATTGCCTTTCCCGGCATAGGTGTCGGAGATGTTGAGCCAGAGCGTCCCATCCGAACGCAGAACGCGCCTGACTTCGGTGAACACTTCCGTCAGGCGCGAGATGTATTCCTTTGGCGTTGCCTCTCTGCCGATCTGCCCGTCCACACCGTAATCACGCAGCGCGTAATACGGCGGGGAGGTGATGCAGCAATGGACGCTTTCATCGGGCAGCGTTTTGAGGACTTCGAGACAATCGCCGGTGTAAATGTGATCAAGCTGTATGGGGACTCCCTCCTTTCTGCGAGACTTGATGCGCAATCAGTCGGAGAAATACTCGTCCGGCTCGTAGTCCTCGTCATCGTCCAGCTCATCCTCCCAGCGGTCGATGATGGACTCGGCCTCCTTCGCCGCTTCGCGGTACAGGGAAAGACGATTGCGCTCATAGGCGGCATAGGCCGGGATGAACTTGCCAAACTCCTGAATGGCGCGGACATCCTTGGTGCGCATATCCGATACCATGTCGATCAACTCGGCCATCGTCAGCAGATCCTCAATCATGCTGTCATACTTCTCCTTGGGGATGGTGACGAAATCATCCTCATACTCGTCTTCCTCATCCATATCAAAAGCGGAAGGAGTGCCGGACACACGGTAGATGTGTTCTTTCTCCTGAATGGAGTTAAGAATACCGCCGATGACCTCCGTCGCCTCATTGGCGCACTCGGCGATTTCCTCGCGGACATGGAGGTAAGCGCGGTGGTGCTTTTTCAGCTCGTCCTCCTTGCGGATCAGGTTGACCAGCTCCACGGTCAGCCCCATCAGGCCAAAGAAGCTGTCCATGCCTTCCTTGACCTCGCGGAAGCTCATCTCAACCGGCGCATCGCCGAAAATCTCGGTCATCTCGTCAACGGTGATCTCAAAGTTCTCATTCATATTCTTTTTCATAAAGGTAGTCCTCCTTAATTCTGCAAGGTTTCTTCGGGTTTGGTGGTCATGTAACGATAGAGCATCGTGTCCTTCGGGAAGTCATCTTTGAATGGGACGATGGTCGAGCCGTAGAAGATCAAGCCTTCACCGGCGTTGGAATTGGTGATGTAGTTCTGCTGACTGGGCGAGATGTTCAGCGCTTTCGAGAGGATCTGCCGGTCGCCGGATGCCTGGTTCAGAAGGTAAACGAAGTCGGAGTTCTCAAAGATGTTCTCAATCTCACGGGAAGCCAGCAAATCCTTGACATTCTGGGTGATCCCTGTCGGAATCCCGCCCCATTTTCTGAACCGCTTCCAGATTTCGACAGAATAGGCGGCTGTCTGTTCTTCCTTGAGCAGAAGGTGGAACTCGTCCATGTAGTAGCGCGTCGCCTTGTGCTGGGCGCGGTTGATGGTCACACGGTTCCAGACCTGATCCTGCACAATGAGCATCCCCAGCTTTTTGAGCTGCTTTCCGAGCTGCTTGATGTCATAGCAGACGAAGCGATTATTCACATCCACATTCGTCCGGTGATTGAAGACATTCAGCGAGCCATGCACATAGATTTCAAGGGCAGTGGCAATCCGCTGTGCTTCCGGCTCGCTCTGGCTGCGCAGGATGTTGTAGAGGTCTTCGAGGATGGGCATTTTCTCAGGAACCGGATCGGCAAGGTAGTCCTGATACACCTTGCGGACACTGCGGTCGATGATGGTCTTTTCCACCGGTTGCAGCCCGTCCTTGCCGCCCACAATCAGCTCACACATGGAGAGGATGAAGTCGGACTTCAAGGTCAGCGGGTTTTCCTCTTCCGAGTAGTTCACATTGATGTCCAGCGGATTGATGTAGTCGCTGCTTACCGGCGAGATGCGGATGACCTGACCGCCGAGCTTCTGCACAAGGGGATAATACTCTGCCTCGGGATCACAGACGATGATGTCATCTTCTGTGATGAGGAAGGCGTTGGTCATTTCCCGCTTCGCCGAAAAGCTCTTGCCGGAGCCGGGGGTGCCGAGGATCAGACCGTTCGGGTTTTTGAGCTGTTTGCGGTCAACCATGATCATGTTGTTGGAGAGCGCATTCAGCCCGTAATACAGCGCCTCGCCGTTCTGAAAAAGCTCCTGCGTCGTGAACGGGACGAACACCGCCGTCGAAGAGGTGGTCAGCCCGCGCTCAATCTCGATCTGATTCAGGCCAATCGGAAGAGAGGACATCAGCCCTTCTTCCTGCTGGAAGTCCAGCCGCTTGAGCGCACAGTTGTATTTCTGGGCAATGGAAGCCGTCTGGAAGATGGCGTTTTCGAGCTTCTGGCGGGAGGCAGCGGTATTCATGATGAGGATGGTCACAAGGAACATTCTCTCGTTGCGCGTCTGAAGGTCCTGCAACAGGCGCTTGGCCTCACCGCCGTAGGTGGCAAGGTCGGACGGGATAATTTCCATGTCATATCCGCTTCTCACGGCCTTTTTCTGCTCTTCAATTTTCATCTTGTCGAGGTCAGTAATCTTCATCTTGATGCTCTTGATAGCTTTCGCCTGATCAATCGTGCGGATATGAAGATTGACCGTGATGTTGCTGTCCATGTCGAGGAAGTCAGCCAGCATCCGGTCATTGAGTTCCGGCGCGAGGATTTGAAGGAAGCTCACTGCGCCGATGGCCTTGCCCATCTTGAAGCACTTGCCTTCGCGGAAATCGAAGGAAGTGGGCGCGATGAAGTCCTTGCTGCTGAGTCCCGTCCGGGCTACCATGTCAAAGGAGAAGCGGAACGGCTCGTTCGAGTCCATGTTGAACACATCATGGATCACTTTCAGCCGTTCGTAGCCGGACAGCGGCTCGGTCTTCACACCGAGGGTTTTGAAATTGTTGAGGATGTCCGTCTCAATCCGATCCAGCTTGGCCTTCGCCATGCGCAGGGAGTCGGCCTCAATCCCGAAGGTGATGTACTTGCGCTTGATGAGGCCGTTGTTGCCCTTCGTGAGCTGGTTTTGCAGCATCTCGGAATACTCGCTGCGGATGTCGTTGAACTCGTCATCCTGCTCCGGGATGTTGATCTGCTTCTTGAACTCGCTGATGCTCGTCCTCTGGTTGATAAAGGAGAACTGGACAAAAATCGAGCTGTCAAAGTAGTTCAAAAAGTCGCACCAGTTCTCAAAGATAGCCGTTTTGTCCTCGTTCTGGGCGAGCTGGTAGTTGATGTCGTTGAAACGGATAGTCTTTGTGTAGAGGCGGCTGTTGACCTTGCAGATGCCGTCGCGGCACATCTCCACATAGGGGATAGTCTGCTGCGCCGACTGACGGACTTTCTTTGTCTTCTTGGCCTTTTTCTTCTGCAGGACCAGCTTCTTCTTTTCCTCAGCGGAGAGAAGATCGCCGTACACCTTGCCGTTTTTGGTAAGCCGCTTAGGCTCTGCGGCCTTTTTCGTGCTGCTGTGCAATCTGCAATTCCTCCTTCTCTTTGATTTCCTGCTGGATCGCAGCGTATAGGTTGTTCGTGCGGTATGGCCGCACTTTATCCCTCAGAAACATGGACTTGATCACATGACCGAGGATTTTTTCAGCCGGTTGCCCGTCCTTCTCATAGAGAGCGAAGAAGATAAACGGGAGCATGATGACCACCATCAGCATTGCCGAGGTGGAGATGCCGAGGCTGGGCTTAGTTAGGAAGAAGATCGGGACACCCGCTGCCGCAGCCAGCGCAAAGCAGATGAGCTGCCGCTTTGTCAGGTTGAACATGACCTTCGTCTTGACACGATTCAGATCCTTCGGAACCGGTACAAACGCCATTGGGAACCTCCTTTCCAAGAGTGATGCTGCATTCGACCTCATTGCCCCATACATCCCAGCCTTCGGGGGACTGGCGGGCGAAAAGTTCGATGCGCGGGACATCGCCCATGAGCTGGACGATGCGGTTTCGGGCTTCCTCCGGTTTCTTGGAGTGCTCTTCAATGTGGCTCATGATGACCTGATGCACACCGGGGCTTGCCCGTTTGGGATGGCCTTTCGTTGCAAGGATGCAGAGTTCAGCGTTTGCCCGGGTCCAGTACCCCATGCCCCAAAAGAGGCTGTCGGACACCCGGTTCTGCTTGATCCAGACAAAAGCCGTCGTTTTATATTGAAATCCCCATGCTTCGAGGACTTGGAACGCCTCCTGCATACAGGGGAAGGTAATCCACATGAAGAGCGCACAGTCTTTCGCCGCAAGCTCTCCAATGGGAAGCGCCTTGATGTCTTCAAGGCGCATGGTCGGGTAATGGCTTTCCGCCGAGCGGCCAAGCCCTTTTTTCGAGTAGACCTTGTACCGCCACGGAGGGTCGGCATAGATCACGGAGTATTTCTTCAAGCGGACCCTCCTTTCTCAGTGGGCATTGAATAATGACTTCGCGAGCGAGCCTGTCTTAAACAGGGAGAAGCAGAGGATGACCGTGTATGCCGCCACCGAGAACAGCGCCGAGTGGATATTGGCCGCGATGATCATGTTGTTGATGAGCACGGCATAGATCGCCACGCACACCATGATGAGGAAGCCTTGGAACGCAAGTGCGAACAGCCCTTTGAGGTAGTTCGTACCAATGCTGCCCCATTCGCGGTTACTCATCGTCGCTATGGGGATGGGCGCGATGCTCACGGTACAGTAAATTTCAATCATACGGCCATAGAGGATGACCGTGATGAGAATAGACATAATCTTGAGGCACAGACTGATCAGCAGCGTCTCTATGGACAAGCCGAGCAGTTCGCCAATGCCCATCGTTTCCATGCTGGCACGCATTTGTTCAAGAGTGGATTCGATGTCGATATTCGTGTCGCCGCTTATGACACCGGCTGCACCGGCTACGACATTTTGACCGATGTCGAAGACCGCCATCACAATGTCAAAGGTGTTGGTAACGAGGTAGATCGCCACAGCTGCCTTGAAAAACCACTTGAAGAACATCCATGTGTCCATATCATGCAAGTTGTTTTTCTCGGTGATCATGGAAATCAGCTCGTAACACAGGACAAAGGTGATGATGATACCAGCGATGGGGACTATCACATTTTCGGATAGTCCCCGGATCATCTGGTATATGCTGCTATCCCATGAAGAGGGCGTTTTGCCTACCTCAGCAGCTATCGTCCCTACCTTGTCGTTGACATCGGTGAACATATTGGTCATGTTGCTTTCAATCCAGCCGATCAGAAGCTCTTTTATGGCTTCCTCGATTTTTTCAAGGATAAATCCCAATATTTCACCACCTTTCGGTTATGCTGGGGCTGCCGGATCAGAACAGGCCAGACAGGAGCGGGATAAGGGTCGTGCCGATGAGTACCACACCACCACCGGCCATCAACTGCTTGATTCCTTGGCTCTTGGCACCGGGATTGTCATTGCCGTACCCCTCCATGAGGTTGACCACGCCCCACACGGCAAGGCCAGCGCCAAGGGCGACAACGAGGGTCTGCAAAACGGTAACTGCCTGATTGATAAATTCCATAAATGACCTCCTTATGTTGGAAATTGATTAAAAATTAAGGGAGAGCGCGGCATTTCGCGCCCTCCCATGTGGACACGCGAACCGGTGATCAGAACAAACCGGACAGCAGGGGGATGAGGGTCGTGCCGATGAGTACCACGCCGCCACCGGCCATCAACTGCTTGATGCCCTGGCTCTTGGCACCGGGATTGTCATTGCCGTAGCCCTCCATGAGGTTGACCACACCCCACACAGCCAGACCGGCACCGAGGGCAACAACGAGCGTCTGAAGGACCGTAACCGCCTGATTGATAAATTCCATAGAGTGACCTCCTTGATTTTTGAGTGTGAATTATTGAAAATGGGCAAAAAAATAGAAGCCCCGTCATTGTTCTGCTTTGGGCATTGCCCATGCGCAGTGCATGACGGGGCTTCAATCGGCTTCAACCTCTCCCATGTCATAGAGGTCGAAGGTTTGGGTGGGCTTGACTACCAGCTTGTGAGAACGGTATTTCTCGATGTCAAAGGCGTTGCGCTTATCGTAGTCGGACAGCATTTTGTATTTTGGATGCTTCGTAATGTCGTACTTGTCACTGAGAAAAGGTCTCACGCCTCTAAGCTGCAAAATACATTTGCCGCCGTCCATGACAGCGATTTCGTCCTCCGACATGAGCTGCTTGCCGGTCTTCTGATAGTTCAGGCCGTATGAGTTGTTGGTCGAACGGGTTTCTGATGTGTTATATAGGTCGATTGTCTCCTTTCCGAGGATTTCACTGAGTTCCTTCAAAGTGGATTTTTCCTTGCCGCCGAGGAAGAGCGTACAGTCGCAGTTGCCGACAATCGTGTCCGCCGCGTCCTTGTAGATGGTCTTGAGCTGGCTCTGGGACTGCAAGATGATGGATGCTGAGATTTCCCGGCTTCGGATCGTAGCAATCAGTTTGTCGAATTTCGGGATTTGACCGATGTTCGCAAACTCGTCGAGCAGGCAGCGGACATGAACTGGAAGCCGCCCATTGTAGACATCATCCGCCTTATCGCAGAGCAAGTTAAAAAGCTGGGAGTACATAATCGCAACGACAAAGTTGAAGGTATCGTCGGTATCAGAGATAATGACAAACAGCGCCGTCTTGCGGTCGCCGATGCAATCCAGCTCCATCTCGTCGTAACTCATCAGCTCCCGCAGCTCCGCGATGTCAAACGGGGCAAGCCGTGCGCCGCAGCTAATCAGGATCGACTTGGCTGTTTTGCCAGCGGCTAACTTATATTTACGGTATTGCTTGACCGCGAAGTGGTCAGGGTCACGCTCTTCCAGCTCATCGAACATGAGGTCAACGGGATTTTTGAAAGTCTCGTCATCCTCTCTGGCCTCCGAAGCGTTGATCAATTCGAGCAAGGTAGTGAAGTTTTTCTCGTGTTCCGGCGCTTCGTACCAGATATAGCCGATGAGTGCGGTATAGTAGAGCTTTTCTGCCTTGACCCAGAAATCCTCCCCGGACTTATCGCCATCTCCCTTCGTGTTGACGATGATCGTATTGACCAGTTTGAGGATGTCCTTCTCTGACCTGATGTAAGCGAACGGGTTGTAGTGCATGGATTTACGAAAATTTATCGTATTCAGCGACTTGATGATATAGCCGTTTTTCTCAAGCATCTTTCCACATTCGACCAGCACTGTACCCTTGGGATCAGTGACCACATAGGAGCTGTGCATCTGCATCAGGTTGGGCTTCACGAAGAAGCGGGTCTTACCCGAGCCGGAACCACCGATGACAAGGATGTTCTTATTCCTCGCGTACTTCGGCTGCTTCGGACGGCTGTTCATGGTCAGCCCTTCGGTCTGGGTGAGAATGACATTGTTGGAAAAGTCATCATCCATGTAAGGCCGGATGTCTTCCGGTCGTCCCCAACGCGCTGACCCGTATTCCTCCCCTTGGCGGAATTTCTTGCGGTTTTTGCCTTTGATGTAGACGGCCAGCTTGAGCAACGCGCCTCCGGCCACACCAATGAGAAGGTCTACTGGATGAAAGCTGGGGAGCGGATTGGCGAACGCTGCGCCGAAATTGGCAAAGCCGCCGGTGAGCTTGTCGATGAACTCTGTGCCGGGAGCCAGCCGGAAGACTGCCGCCAGCTTATCCACAAAGTAGAAGGCGAACACATACGGGAGATTGAGAAGGACGAGCTTTTTGATGTCGAGTTTCTTTTTCATAGCTCAACGCCCCGATCCTTCGTCTTAACCTTGACCTTCTCCTTGTGCTGGGCTTTAGACTGCTCCCTGCTGCGGGAGAGCTTCTGCTTGAGGGATTGCTTTTCTTTCTGCTTGACCGTCTTGGCGGAAAACTCCTTGAACGCCTGAGTCATCACATCCACATCCCGGCCTTTGAAGAAGACGAGATAGCGCGGCGGCTGCTCAGAGGTGTCTTTCTTGAGCGCGTAGTCGATCCCGTACTTGTTCGCTGTACGCTCGAAAGACTTGATGTTTCCGTCGGTCACTTCGATGTTGCTGATTGCGGCGTTCTGCTCGACAAGGTGCTTGATGGACTGCTTGCCCCGATAGGTCTTGGGCTGAGAGGCTTGCTTCTCTGCCTTTTCAATTTCCTCGATGAATTTGGCGAGCGCCTTTTTCAACACTTCCGCAGTGATCTTGCCGCCCTTAATGGCAATCGCAACAACTTTGGTATTTACTTCATCCTGCATGGGGACCTCCTTTCTGAGATTTGCGGGGCAATCCCGTCACTAAGGCGGGACACCATGTAAAATGTGGATCATGTTTTCATCTCACCCCCTTGAAGTTGATTAAGAATGCTTACGCATCAGCCTTTCCCGTGAAAATCGTAGTTCACGCGGGCTGAATAGTAGTTGTCTATGGTCAGCGAAGCGTTGTATAACGCCGTGAGCAGATATGCCCGGATGTTCCGAATGTCGGAAGGGCAATCGTTCATCGCTTGGAGCGCATAGTCAATGTGGCCGCTGTCCAGCTTGAGGAAGCGTGACTTAACCACCGGCTGCGGCATATCTTCTCCGTTGATACGGATGGTGGGTCTTGTGGAGCAAACAGCATCCAGCATGATCTCGACAATTTCATTTACTCGGTCAAGGTCATAGTGCCTATCCTGAGAGCGGATGTCGATCTCAAGGTTATCCCGGATCAATTCCCTGTATTGCTCCCGTTCATCCATCCTGTCCATCCCATCAAGATTGATAGATTGATAGTTTCTCAGAGAGTTATTTCTTTCGTTGGTAATTACTTGATTAGTATTTAATTGTGCGGGATTTTCCGTACACGGTTTTCCCGTGAACGGATTATCCGTGTCCGGCTTTTCCGTATGCGGTTTTTCCGTGTCCGGCAAACCCATCTGCGGCTTCTCGTATATCTCGAAAACCATGCTGCTCATCCGGCCTTTTTCATCCCGTGACTGATGACGGACGAGATACCCTGCGTCCTCAAGCTCCCTGAGAGCTGCCAGAACAGCATCGGGGCCTTCCTTGCAGATCGCCGAAAGACCTTTCGTTGAGAACTGCCAGCCATCGTTGAAGGACAGCATTTTGGAGAGTAGCCCCACGGCCTTGAGGGACAGGGTTTTATCCCTGAGATGGTAATTTGCCATGACCGTGTAGCCACGGTTTTTGTTGACGCGATAGACTGCCATGCGGTTATCCCTCCCTTGCCATCACCGGCTGACAGCGCAGCGTTGACAGCTTCACCGGGGAATAGGGACATTCCTCGAAGACACAGGTTTGATATTTCCAGTAGGGACGATGGAAGCAGCACGACCGGCATTCCGGGCAGATCCCGTCGCATCCGCTGTCATAGTGGTTGTGGCCGGGTACCTCCTTCATGAGGGCTTCAAAGGCTTGCAGCTTACCGGCTGTCATGTAGCTCATTTTGTTTTCTCTCCTTTCCTCGCCGCACCGCCGTCATCTGCAAGGGGCAGATTGTTCCAGCTTTCGGGCAACAAAAAAAGAGGGTTTGCTTCATGCTCCGAATTGGAGAATGAAACAAACCCTCTTAGCTTTTCAGATATTCAGATGATGTCTCGGATGGTATGGATGATGCCGAGCAGCAGCCCGACAATCAGGGCGAGTCCTCCGATAAGACCGCCGATGATGATGTTGAGTGCGAAGATTCCTACTGTGCCGGATATGCCGTAACCGAAGGGGACGAGCCAGAGACACATCCTGCGGATGCCGAATGGGAAGCCGACACAGAGCCACATCAGGAAGTAGTCACATACGCCGTCCGCCATATAGACCGGCTTGAAGAATGCGGCAAGACAAAGGGCAATCAGCAGAGGAAGCAGCACTTCCTTGAGAAAAGTCTTCACATCCTCACCCTCAATCCCTGCAAATCGTCCGTGCGGATGCCGACGAGATACCAGTCCGCAGCCATCTCGATCCGAGTGGGTTTCCACTTGCCCCCGATCATGACATCGAAGCATTCCCCGCAGTGCAGACCGCCGTAGTAGCAGTCAAGGTCAAAGCGAATGTCGTACCGATCCGTTGCGTGATCATAAACCAAAGTTCCCTGTTTCATGATGGACTCCTTTCGTTGTGGGCAGCGCAACGGGAAGGGCTTATGCAGTGTACCTCCATAGCCACCGCCAGCCGGTTTTGATCCTGTGCGCCGATTGTTGAGCGATTGTTCCTCTTTCAGGTCAAAAAAGAAGGGACTAAGCCAGAATCCCTTGATTTTCAAGGTCTTTCTGATTTAGTCCCATTATCGCACAACAATCCTTGATGACGATTGCCTCTACACGCCCTGCCTCCACTTCCTCCATCATCGCCAAAAATCCGGGGCGGTCAAAACGGGTGCCTGAGATACCATCAT